GAAAGGCAGATTTCAGCAACGATTTCAGGCGCCTAGAAATTGAATGGTGCGCCCTAGGGTTTTGCCATCTGACCTAGGATTTCAACGACTTACATAAAGGTGAGGGCGTTTTCGGGCCCTTTGAACCGCAAAGGCAATTCCTTTCGGCCCCCTCACCCGTTGTTCTCGCCCTGTTCCCCGCTCTATATACCGCTACCGGCTGCGAACCCGGCCCGCCCAGGCCCAAGAGAATCGCGCCATGTCCAATCCCCGCCCCCACCAGGAAAAGCTCGCAAGGATCAGGGCGTCACAGGAGGCTGAGCAGGCCCGGCCGGCGGCGCCGAAGCCAACCTGCCGTTGCGGCTTCACCTGCTACGAGACGACGGTCTGGGCGGTCTCTGGAAGCTGGCACGAACCGACGCGGTTCTTCTGCTCGAAATGCTGGCCTGCCGACATCCTGCCGCCCTGAAACGAAAAAAGCCCCACCGGGCTTCCCCGGCAGGGCTTTCAATCTATCGATTCGGCAATCAGCTAATGCACTTTGATCCACCCGCTGATGACGGCCAGCACGGCCCCGCCCACGAAAGTCGCCAAGCCGCCAAGCAGGCCCAGGATTACCCAACCCGCGCCCTTGGCACGGTCTGAATCCTGCTTCAGCGCATCCAGCTTGCGGTCTTGTTCGCCCAGATGGTTTTCACGGGTCTTGTTCTGCTCTTCCAGCTTTTCGAAGAAGAGTTTTCGCACGCCGGAAAAATTTCTCTGGTCATCATTCTTGTGCTCGCAAAAATCGGATCGGAGACTTTTTAGCTCCGCAAGAATTTGACTCTGCGTTCCTTCGATGCGGCCAAGGGCACGCTGTACATCATCCGGCATCGGCAGCCCTTCCCGCGGATCGATGCCGCTCACCAAAACTGGAACCAGGGCTTCGGCTTCATGGCGTCAGCCGCCGCCTGGTCCCGCGCCTCGCATTTCTTCACGATGCTGACCGCATCGCGCGTCTGCCCGTTTGCCTTGTCAAGCTGGCCGCTTTCACCGACCCCGAAGGAAATCCAGGCCCCCGCCGTGTCATCGCCTTTCTGCGGCGGGGGAAGGCTGGGAATCCCCGTCATGTACCAGTCCTCCGGTATCAGGCTCGAACAGGTGTTGGCATTCAAGAAGACCGGCGGCGCTTGTACGCAGGCAGATAGCGCGGCGACCAAGGTCAGCGACAGCAGGATCAATAGCCTGCGCTGCGCCCTGGGCTTTGAGAATGTCACGGATGGCCTCCTGCGTTTTGGCGTCGATGGCGGCGCCGGTGTTGTAGTTCTTGACGATGATGGGGACGGCATCCTGTCCGGCCAGCGCACCGGCCTTGTCGATTTCGCCCTGGCCTTGGGCCTGGACGATGGCGGATTTCTGCTCGGCCGCGTGTTGGGCGAAGAACAGCTTCCAGATTACCCATCCGGCAAGCCCGGCCAGAATCAGCGCCACGATGCCGACCACGATCCACTTCCCGATCTTGAGGCCCGGCATGGCGACTTCGGCAGCCTCTTCCGCAAGTCCCAGTGGTCCGGCCATCAGGAACCTCCCTGCTTGATCTGCGTGACCTTTTCCCAGGCCTTGCCGATGTAGAGCGAGCCCACACCGAGATAGACCGCGCCGATGAAGACCGCTGCTTCTGTGCTGTTGACCTTCAGCGCCAGGGTGATCGAAGACCATCCCGCGCAGCCGGCGGTGATGATGATGGCGAACGGCCGCGCGACCTCACCGATGAAGGCGGCGACATCCCGCAGCTTCGGGTTCTCGATCTTCAGGCTGGTGAGATTTGGAACGCCGCCGTCGCTCATGGTTGTCCCCCGTCAATGCCCATCGTCAGACCAATGCGGCCTGTCGGATACCAGCTTGATGACGCCGAAGGTCTTGCCGATGGCATGGAGGCGTGGATCCATGCCGTCGCAGGATTCCGCGAAGCGAACAGGCAAGCCCAGATGGGGGATGATGGTGGCACCGGCAGGGACATGGATGGTCATGTCGATCGCCCGCCTCTGGGTGTGGCGGCTGACCAGGGCGGCGGGGAACGCGATATTATACCCGGCCATCATCGCCTTGGCCGCAGCCTTGGCGGACACACGATCACCGCCATGGGTCCAGTCGATTTCCACGCCGGGCATCACCGGTATCGCAGCCGGGTCTTGCCCACCCGTGCCGATCATGCAGGCCCAGTGCATGAGATAGGCCCGCTGCGGTGGGCGATAGGTGGCGGCAATCGACACCGAAGCTCCACCCGCGCGCAACGCGCCGATGAAACCTGCGACATCAGACCGGAAGGCCGGGCAGAGGTCTTCCAGGCTTTCGCTGGTGGGAAACATCGCGCACCAGGCGGGGCCACTGATCTCCATGATCCTACGCCCCTTCCAAGGCGGCCAGGCGCTTATCCAGCACCGCCATGAGAAACCAGCACAGCTCATCGGCGCGGATGTGATAGCGAGCGCCCGCGTCATTTTCTAAAGTGAAACAGGAAATAAGGTTCCCCCCCCTTAATCTCGTGCGGCGGCTCGTTGGTGATTTGATAGGTCATTGCCCGTCCTTCCTGAGCTTGGGCTGGCTTACCGCCTGCGCGCTGATGAAGGCGAAGGCGAACAGCGCCACCACCACGGCAATTCCCCAGCGGGGGACCGCCTCGCGCCAGTCATCCGGCAAGCCCAGCCAGAACAGCATGAGGCCAGCTTGTGAAGCTGCTATTCGGGTGGACCAGCGTTTCCAGAGCGTGTTCGCGTCATCAACCAGCTTCACGGCCATTCTCCTGTCAGCAGGACTTTCGCGTTCGTCTGCGCCCGCGTCTTGGTCTGCCGGGCATAATCGCTGTCAAGCAGTTCATCATGCGCGCGCTGCCAGTCTGCGGCACGGATCGCGTCCAGCATGTTGTGAAAGCCGGCGAGGCGCGATTGCCCTAAATTAAAAGGGGAATTATATACGAAACTAGACAGAACCCTCAGTGAGCGGGCTTTGGCTTGGGTTTCTTGGGCTTGGCCTTCTTGTCGGCAGCCCGGAAGATGGCCTTGGCGATCTGCTCCGCGGAAGCAGGTATGGGTAAGCCTTGAGAATGGGCTTGCCGCCCGTAGCCTCGAAATGCGCGGTATATTGGTGGCCGTCCATAGGTTCACCTTTGGGCTGGGTTGGGGTAAAAGGGCGCATGCCGCGAGGATTTTGGATCGAGTTTGCAACCGGCGCGGTGTTTCTCCTCGCCTTCATTCACTTTGTTGTTTTCTACTGAGGGGCCATGCCGAAACCACGGACTGAAACTGTCGGGCTGTTCCTGGTGCTGCTCTATGCGGCCGTCAGCTTCGTGGCGGCGGTGTTCCGGCCGAACTAAGGCTCCGAGGGAAGGCCCTTCCCCAGATAGACCTTGTTAAACTGGCTGATGATGGCCTGCTCTTTGTCCTGAAGGGCATTGACGCGGGTGTTGTAGGCGTCTTTCCCGATTCCGCCGCGTTCTGAGAGCATGGCCAAGGCGTTGCGCTTCTTCCGCACATCGGCCAGGGCAGACCGGGCCCGCTCGGCGTAGGGCCGCATGGTGATCGCGGCCCGGTTTTCCTGGATGAACTCGCGTCGGCCTTCACCATCTCCCTTAAGGCCATAATCCTTAGCCCGCTGATAGGCTTCCTCGATGGAATCGGCGCGCTCATAGAACATTTGCTTGTCGTACCAGATGGGCTTGCCACCCGAGACTTTCCTTGCGAGCGGAATGTCATTGTAGGAGACGGTGGAAGTGGGGTCCGCCAGCCTTGGAACGAGATTGGCCAGGCGGCTGTAGAAGGTTCCTGCCGCACCCGTCACCTGGCCGAAGAGATAGTCCAGCACTTCGGGGGATACGTCGATTTTCCCCGGAACAACATCGTCGCCACCAGAGGCCTGATTGAGGAAATCGGTGATGTGTTTAGCCAAGGGAGAAACCGTTCCCCAATAGCGATTGTGCTCTGCTTCCTTCGGACCGTATTGCGGTTGATCCGGCATGATGGGCCTGCCGGTGTAATCCTTGTTCCTGGACAGGTCCACAATGGGATCAAGCACTGTGGGCGCGATGAGATTGAGGAGGCTTTCGGTTCCACCAATCGGGTTGAAGGCGTCCACCGCCGTCACTGCCAGATCGGTGAAAGCCCGCGTAACCGGTTTGCCGCGGAAGATTTCGGAGGCATTGCGGCCCATGCCGAAAAAGACGTTGTACCCATAGGGCAGCGGCAGCTTGAAATAGCGCCCCTTGTCCGAGGTCGGGTCCATGATGATGAGGTTGTGGCGCTTCTCGAAGTCGCTGATCTTGTCGTAATACTTCTCGCCGTCGTCATCATCTCCGCTGGTGAGAGAATTCAGGATGTCGAGGGTGGCGCCCATGATTGCAGCGGAATACAGCACCTTGCGGACGCGCGGGGATTTCATGGCCAGCAGGAGCCGCGCCGTTCCCTGCACCGAGGCGTTGTAGAACAGATAGAGCGAATTCATCAGCGGGCCGAGTTCGCCGCGCCGGTTGAAATTGACGGTCAGGTTCTTGGCGAGGCTGGCGGCTTCCTCTGGTGACATTCCCCGCTCGCGGGCGTTCTTGAAGGCCGCGAGTCGGATTCCATTTTCGACACCCAGATTGGTTTTCCCGATGAAATTTTTGATGGCCGTAAGGGTGCTCTGGGGAGATTTCCCAGCCGCGAGCCGCGACAGATCATGCTCGATCCGGTCCCGGATTTCGGCAACATTGTCGGTCGAGTTGAAATAGACCCGGCCGCCATTCTCCCGGAATTCATTGTACCACTTGCCCCAGTCGCCATCGGTCTTGCCGAAGGCGCCGCGCGTGGCGGCCCTCACCGCCGGCAGATAATCCTTCAGCGTTCCAGAGATGATGCCCTTTTGCTCCTCCCCTGCCAGATTGGTGAGCGCGGTCTGTGCGTCGCGGAAGGCATTGGTGATGACGAATTCCGGGTTGAGAGTCGTGTTCACATGGCTGAGAAGGCGATTGACGTGACTGAAGGCGCGAAGGAGCGCACCCATCTTGTCGCTGTCGAGGTTCCGCATGGACTTGGCCAGTTCCACCGCATTGGGATTGTCGCGGTTGAGGGTGACGCGGTGTTCGGTGCCGTCGATCTTCAGGGAGACGGTGTAGTCCTTGTCCTCGGCCAGGAGGCGATCAACGGGACGATATTCGACTTGTCCCTTGGCCTCGTTCCAGACCGGGCGCTCGGTGATCTTGTCCACCTTCCAGAAGTCCGGATTGGGATTTTCCTTCGCCAGTTCGTAGAAGGATTGGCCCACCTTGTTGGTCTCGGCCCGGACAATGGCTTCCTCCGCCTGCATGATCGAATAGGCGAGAATGTCCTTGGCCTTCGAGTTTCTGCCGAATGCCCTTTGGCTTTCCGCGCCCCGGATATTGATGCCGCGGCCAAAGCGCGGCCGATCAATTTCCGAACCGTCCACTTCGGCCTTACCCCGCAGCGGGACATAATTCTGGAAGGTCGCGCGCCAGGTATCGGCCTGGTCCTGTGACATGAGCCCGCCGGAAACCCGCTCTCTCAGGCCAAAGTCGAGAATCTTGTCCACCATGCCGGCCAAGGCCTTCAGGTCTTTCTCTTTGCCGGAAGCCTTCACCGCCTGCATGATTTGCGCGGCGTCGGCGTTGGTCATGCCGGATCCGGCGCCTTCTTCCTTCAGCATATCGCCCGCAAATTCCTGATTGATCTGGGCGATGTGAGAGTTTCGCTCTGGGGCGTGGCGCGCGTAGAGATAAGTTTCCAATTCCGGCAGCGTGATATTGCGCGATGCCATGTTGGCCATGAGAGGCCGAACCATCTTCTCCGACAGGTCTTCCAGCTTCGCACCCTTGCGGCCGGAGGATAGTTCCTCAGCGAGATAGGGATTGCTCTCCAAAGCCAGCTTCTTGCCGGTCTGCTTCTCGATGGCCTGCTGGGTGCGGAGAAGAGGAATAAACCGGTCCTGGAACAGGCGGCGCCAGCGGTCCACGCTTTCGCTGAGAACTTGCGGCGATGCCGCGCCCTTCAGCTTTTCAGCCAGGGACAGCGAGGAATCGGTCAGGTAATCGGAAATGCCTTCGTTGGGTTCGACGCCGAGACGGCTGAAGGGGCCGGTCTCGCGGCGGCGCTCGGCCACCGGGCCGGATGCTTCAGGCGGCTTGGTGCTTGGCCGCTCGCGGCTTCCTACTTCTCCGGTGTCGAGCCGCTGGAAGATGCGGTCGGTGGTGTCGAAGCCTTGGCCCTTAAGCGCGTTCCCGATTGCAGATAGGGCGTCCCGCACTTTGTGAAAGATTCGGGCGATGGTGCCTTTCTGGGTGCCTTGGTCTTTGGTCCAAGCCTGAAAAGCTTCTGCAATAGCCTCTTCATTCTGCTGGTCTTCCGAGAATTCGCTATAGCGGTTGCCGATGTCGAAGCGGGAGTGCCAGTCCTTTGCGGCGCGATTGGCCAGCATAGACCATTCGGACTTTGTGAAAAGGCCCAGGGCGCGTGTCGCATGCACGGCCTCATGGTTGAAGGTGCCGATGGGATTGGGAGCATCCAGAGCGACCGCAATCACCTTGCGGTAATAATGGCCGTTGACGGGCTCGCCGTCGATAGCGGTGGCGTCGGAAATCCTGAGGCCGATGTCATGGAGCCCTAGCTTTTCCAGCCGAGCCCGCAGTTCCTTCTCCACCTCACGGCGCTTGGCCTTGAATTCAGGAGTGAAGGTGTCGGTGATCCGGGGAGTGGGGCGCTGCGGAAGAGGTGCGCTTTGCGGCTCGCGGATCATTCCCGCCCGGGTGCTGAAGTCGCGGGTTCGGCCACGGTTCTCGACGAAACCCAGCGTTTTGTAAAAGTTCTTCAGCCGACTGCGGCTGACGGTGGGCTCCATCGGATCGGCGGTGAGGTGAACGGCATATCCGCGCGCGTCAGCTTCACGCAAGAATTGCTCGACTGCGGCGCGCGCCGCGCCCTGCTTTCGACTTCCCTTGGCGGTTCGGACCAGCGTCAGTTCTGCCGTCTTGTCCTTGCCGATGCCATAGGTGATTTCGGTGGGGCCGATCTTGGTGACGCGTGAGCCGCCGCCCTCGTTGCCCCAGTCAAAAACCGTTTCCCGGCGTTGCGCCATCGGGCGTTCATTGTCGGCCTGTTCCACCTTGGGGGACGCCTCGAACAGGTCCGTGGCCTTTTCCTCCGGCGCCGCGAACATGCCGCCAGCGTCTTTCTGCTGGACCTTGGTGGTGGAGAGTCCATGACCGGCGGCTTCACGCGCCGCTGAAAGCTGGATAGCGCTGCGGTCTGCGCCGGGAGCGATGGTCTGGGGAACGGCTCTGCCCTGCCCGTCGAGCGCACCCGGTTCGGTGGCCAGCGGCTTCAGTTCGGACGGGATGGTGAGGGCCTTGGCCTTATTCAGGCTGGCCAGATATTCCCCGGCGGGGACGGCCTTGTACCGTTCCAGGTTGACGCGGCTGATCGCCTTGTCGCCCTTGAAAATCTCGGCGGCGGCATGCCCGGTGGCGCGGTCCACAATGACCCAGGACCCATTGCCATGCGGTAGCGGCGGAATACCCTCTGGCTGGGAGGCTACTTCCGCTTCTGGCTGATCCGAAGTTCCTGAATCCGCCTGAGCTGGTTCGCTCTCGATTTGCGGGCCGCCCTCGTTTCCGGGGACAGCTTCGGGTTCTTGGACCCCGCTTCCAGCCGCTCGATCAACGCCTGGCGCTCTTTCAACGACAGGGTGGGCCTGGGGCGCGGGCTGGATTGCTGCATCTGCATGGTCCTCATTGTCCTCCTGGATAGCCTTGCGTTCAAGGTGTTCGACCACGGCGGATTCGGCATCGATGCCGTGGGCGACCATGTCGCTGACAATCTGGTCCGCCTCGGCTTCCGTCAGGGTTTCGCTCAGGCTCTTGGCGTAGTTGTGAACGTCTTCCAGGACGCTGGCATTGGCCTCGGCCACTCGCTCGCCCTCCCGCGCGATTTCGATGTCCGCGGCGTCACCAGGGCGGAAGACCTTTGTGGGGCGGCCGTCACCACCCCGGCCGGTGCGCTCCAACAGTTCCAGGACATCGGCCTCGGTTGGCCCGTTGGCCTCCCTGACGCCTTCCCCATGATCGACCTGGCCAAAGAACCCGGCTTCCCAGAGCTTTTGCCCGGCGGCGTCTATGGTCATGCCCTTGGGGCGGATCAGGGGGCCAAGCCCGGGCACGAACTGTTGCAGGCCCCGCCCCTTAACAAGGTCATGGCCTTCGTCGTTTCGGATGCCGCCTTGGGAAGCCAGGAACATGGCGGCGTCTTCGGGGCCCTTGGTCAGCCGGCGGGGAAGGCCACGGACGCGGCCGGTGCGGGCTGGCGGGGGGGTGATCTCCTCCTGGGGCTGTTCTTCGGCCAAGGCATTGATTTCACTGGCGGCAGGGGTGATCCCCTCGGGGGCCCGGGCGGCGGGCGGCATTTCGCCGGCGCTGGCCACCGCCGGGGTTTCGAGGCTGGAGACGGGCGCCAGCGGCACCGGCTCGACGCGCTCCAGCGGCGCGGGCGGCACAACGAGATCGCTCTCCACCGGCGGCGCGACGTCTTCCGGCAGGCCGTGCACGGGCGCAAACGCTTCTGCCTCCGCCGTGGCAATGGCATCGTGCAGGCTGGGCGCGTCCATGACAGCCCTGGCCACCTCCTCCGGCTGCTTCTCCAGCATGCGGATGCGGCCGGTCGCCCGATCATGCCAGCCGATCTGGGACTCCCCAGTGGCGTCGTATAGGGGTTCTTCGTTGGGGATGACCTTTGCCGCGGTCGGGACGGGAGCAGCCTCGGGAGGCGCTTCTAGGGGCGTCAGGCCCTGGGTGGAAAGGGGCTCGACCTGCGGGCCGGGTTCGGCCGCAGGCGGCGCTTCCGGTTCGGGCTTGGGCTCCTCGGCCCCTCCCCGCGTGAAGGGGTGGGCCGCTGCGCCCAAGCCGCCGCCCATGACAGCGCCGACAATGCCCGCGTCCCGAACTTGCCGGAACGCATCGCCCCATGTCATGTCGGGGCTGACGGTGCCCTTGTCGTACCCGGATTCCAGAACCTGGGTGAAGGCTTCCTGAAGGCCCTCGGCGCCCATCGTCTTGAGCAGCCTGGGCAGGAATTTGCCGCCTGGCTTCATCAGGATGCCGAGGGGGATTTGTTCGGGGATGGTCTCGGCCAAGGCGTAGAACATGGCATCGACGCCGGCCTGGTCGGGGCTGCGACCGCTCTCATTGCGGGCCTGCCCGTATTGCTGGCCGGCGACTTGGCCACCCATCAGCGCCAAGCCGGGTGCCGGGCTTCCCGTGGCGAGAGACGCCGCCAAAGTCGGAATCATCTGCACAAGCGATGTGCCGGCCTGATAAGCGTAATCCTTCGCGCTGCCTTCGTTCAGCTTGGGGGCATTGGCTTTGATGTCGGCAGTGGCGGCGTCATAAATCGCCTTTCCGATATTGGCGGGCGATCCAGAAATCGCGACGCTCCCCTTCATGGCCTTGGAAAGGTTCTCCGCCTGGGCACTCTCGGCAAAGCCCATCGGGACATCGGCGCCGTAAGGGGCCGGCATGTTCTCGCCGGCATATTGGGCGATACCGCCCGCCGCCTGGCGAAAGCTGGTCCAGCCGTTTTCCAGCGCCTTCTTGCCCAGATCGAGCCAGTCGCTCTCATTGGGCGACGCCGCCGCGGCCATCGTTTTCACGGCGCGGAAGCGGTCTGCCTCGTTATCGTCAATCGAGCCTTGCCGAACATCAGCGAAGGAGCGATCCGGCGCTACATCGAGCGGCTTTAGGCCGCCCACATCGAAGCGCGGCGCATCGCCAACTGGCTTAAGGCCAGCCAGATCAAGGGCCATTGGCCGCTCCTACTTCGTGTAGAGGGTTCCATCGACGGAGATGATGGTCCCCGCTGGCGCGCTGTTCTTGAACCAGTCCACTTCGTGCTGGCTGGAAGCCTGGAAGGGGTCGGCCTTGGTGCCGGAGCCCTTGGGCTTGGTCGGCATGGATGAATCCTTCGGCCCGGTATCGAGACGGCTTCCGATCTTTTGCAGGGCTGGCGAGCCACTATTCTTCAGCGCCTTTGCAAGCCCGACGGTATTGACCGTCTCCGAAACCGTGTCGCCTTCAAGAGGGTTGGTGGATTTTGTCTTTGTCGTGTTGCTGGCCAACAGGCTGTTGAACAGGAGCTTGTCCGCGCTGGTCATGGACGCGGTGTTGACGCCCGTCTTCACGGATTTGCCGCCACGGGTGAAGCCGACAACTTCACCATCATCCGTGACCTGGTAGTTGGTAACGTCGTTGGCGCTGAGGCCGTGTTGTTCCCGATCCGTCTTGCGGGATTCATCGCCCTGGGCCTGGATTTCATCCAACCGGTCCTGCCGGGTGCGGGCATCCTTGGCAGTGTCGAAATCTGCCTGGCGCTGCTGGCTGCTGGCGAGATAGGTGTCCGTCTCCTTGCGCCCCTTGCTTTCGCGGGCACCGATCAGGCTATCCTCTTGAATCCGTCCGGCACTTTCACGCGCGCCAGAAAGCTGGTCAGCAAGCTTCAACCGGTCCTGCTCCAGGGATTCGCGCTGGGCTTCGAGGGCCGCTGCGCCTGCGGAAGCAGCTATGGCCCCGCCCATCTTGGAAAGGCCGCGCCCAATGCTGTTGATGAGGCCGGTCATTGTGCGGGTCCTGGGGTGGGGGATTGCGCCCCTGGGGCTTTCTCAACACCGGCGGCGAGCTTGATCTTCTGCATCTGCTCCGGGTTCTTGGTCATGGCGGTGACCTTCTGCGCGGCATGGGCCAGCATCTGCTTGCTGATGCCAAGACGCTCCATGATGAAGTCGGTGAAGTACTTGGTGGCCTGCACCAGTTCTTCATTCCCGACTTTGGCGATTCCGGCCTTGTCCGCGAAGTCCAGGGCCTGAAGCATGAGGGCCATGGCTCCCGTAATCGCCGCTTCCACCGGCATGGTGCCGCGCGATTGCTTGGACAGCAGCGTCACGAGATTGACGGCACCCAGCGCGCAATCCTTGATCGGATCCTTGCTCTGCTTCAGTCCGGCCAGGATGCTTTTGTCCCCGCCTTGGAGGCCCACGCGCATTCCCGACACGACCACCTTCAGGAAGTTGTCGCGCTGCTTCGGCGGAATCTGGCTTTCCAGCTTCGCCTCGGCGGCCTTCAGGACATTGTTCTTGAGAGGACTGTTGATCAGGCTCATGCCGCCACCTGGCCCGTCACAGGAGAATTGATCATGCCGGTTGCGGGGGCTCCCGTTACAGGCGCGGGCGTGATGCGCCGAGCGGTGGGGAGGGGTTGCTTCAAATTGTCCTGCTGAAGCTGGCTCATGCTGGCGACGGCCCGGTTCGCAGCGGCCTGGGCGTTCAAGGCCTCGATCTGCGCGGGCTCGACCTGGTCGAACATGCCGCTGATGAGGGAGGATCCGGCTTGGATCAACCCGTACTTCACCATGCCGCTCTTGTCGTCGCGGACAAAGTCGCCAAGTTCTTGAAGGTAAGACCGCGGTTGCAGGGCCGCCATCTTGGCATTCATCGGTGTCGAAACGACCGGCGCCAGGGGATCAGCGGGGGCGCCAGTAATCTTCGGCGCTGACGCCGTGACGGTTTCGGGCGTTGGCGTGTTGATCATGCCGGCCTGAGCGCCGGGATTGACCACGCTGGTGTCAACGCTGGTGGGATTCGGCGTCGTGCCGGGGATGGCAGAGGGGTCTGGCGCATTGATGGGCGCGGCCACGTCAGGCACGGGCGCGTTCACATTGCCAAGCGTGTCGATGATGTTGGTATAGGCGCCGGAATTTGCGGCGAGACCGGAATAGCCGACCGAGGATGCAACTCCGCTTGCGACGGGAGTACTCATGACGGGAGCCAGGGGATCGGCGGCGAATTCAGCAGCCATACCAGCATTCATTGGGGTGCTGGTAACGTCCGCGAGGTCGGCCCCGCTCCCGAACAAACTCTCCGTGGTGGCGCTGGCCCCGAACAGACCCGCATTTGCAGCGAGAGATCCGATACCACCAACCCCGCCCATCACCATGCCGACGGTACTCAAGGTTTTGTCGTGCGTGATGGCGCCGATGGCGCCCAAGGTTGCTCCAACCGTAGCGACGGCTGTGAGCGTCATGCCCAACGTGGCGGTACCGGCCAGGACGGCGCCAATAGCAGTCGCCCCTCCCAGAGCAAGAGAGCCGACGGCGGCGACAATGGCTATGACGGGCATGTGGAATCCCTTCCGTTAGGCATGGGGAAGCCTTTCGAGGCGGTAGTGGATGTCGAGCGCATCTTCGCCAACTTGGACAAAGCCGAAGCGGCGGTTGAAGCGCTGCTGTCTGGTGTCTTCGTGCGGAGTACGGGTGAAAGCAAAACCATGCTCTTGTATGATGGGAACGAGAAATTCTTTCATCATCCGCAGCGGGATTTTCTTGCCGGTCCCCAGCGTGGTGAAGTGGAATTCCGGGCCTTTCTGGACGGTGATGATGGCAAGCTGCCCGTCGATCTCAAAACCCCGAATATCCCAGCCCATCTTGGCGGCGTCGAATTCTTCGCGGGTGATGAATAGGATCGGCTCGGCCTGGGTCCAGAGAATGTCGAGAAGTTCGCCCCGCTCCATTCCTTAGAGCGGTCTGCCGTTGGCGTCGGTCGGAACACCTTCTGCGTTGGTGAATGTACCATCGCCCTTGTCGATCAGGCCGTTCTCGTTGGGCTGCGGTCCCGTGGTGTCGGTAGCGGATGCTCCCGTGAGGGGGCCGAACACCAGGGTAGAGGTCAGTTCGGGAATCCCCGCAATTTTGCTCATCACCGAAAGCGCGTCGTTCATTTGCTGGACGCCATTATTAAGGGCTATCTGCTTCTGATCCGCCGACATGTTCGTGTTGGTGAGGATGCTGGACATGTAGGCCAGGCCCTGGCTGTAAATATCGGCTGCCCCCTGTGATGTCCGCAGGAGGGTATTGTTGGCGGCGGTGAGATTGGCCAGCGCCATCTTCACGGTTCCATCGGCATTGAGGCTGGCAATGTTGCCGGCGTTCTGAAGCTGCTGGACCTTCACCGCATTGTCGTTGTTCATCGAGGCGAGAAGCTGGGCGGAAATTTCCCTCTGCTGCTCAATAGAAAGCGAGGAATCGGCCTGGACCCTGGCAATCGCCTGCTGGGTGAGATTGTTGGCGTCCGCGATGGCCTTGGAAGCCTCGGTGGAAATCTGCTGGGCGGTGAGCTGAGTATTGGCCGAAAGCTGGCCGAGATAGGTCTGCAAATTGGCCTGGGAGGACTGAAGGGCAAGCTGGGTCAGGTCCTGCTTGTCCTGCACCGAGAGCGTGGTGTTGGACTGGATAGCGGCGATCAACTGCGAACTCTGGTTCTGCTTGTCCTGGGCAGAGAGGGTGGTATCCGACTGAATCTGGGCAATCGCCTTGCTGGTCGCGGACTGGATTTCCGCGATGTTGGTCGAGCCCTGAATCTGCTGGGCCGTGAGAGCAACCGTATTGGAAGCATCCGCGGCTTTGCCCATGGCCGCGTTCGCGGCGCCAGCGTTGACCTGGCTGGTCTGGGTATCCAAACCGGAATTGTTGATGGAGGCGGTGTTCTCCGCCGCCGCCTTCGCAGCCAGCGCCGCATTCTGCCCTGCCACGGTATTCGTCGCGGCACGGTCATAGGTGGCCGCGTCGGCGGTGGCGATGGGAAGGGCGGACGAGATGACCGCCTCGTGCCCGGCCTGGATTCCTATGGAGGAATTGATCAGGCCGCGCGAGTTCATCTGCTCGCGCGCTCTCTGTTCCGCCTGCTGCATCAGGGGGGAACCTGACGCGATGATGTCCTTGAGTTGGCTGGCGACGGTCTGGTTCGGGTTGACCGTGTAATCGTTGGGCGTATAGGCCGAAGCGGTCGCGTCCGTTGCCGTCGCACTGGCGGGATTATAGCTGGTGACGGGAGCGCCGGAGCCTGGTGCTCCGACCGGAGAAGTCCCCGGCACGGTCGTGCTCACGCCGGGGGCGGCGTTGATCAGCCCAGGCGGAGGAGCCAGGGGCGGCATCGTGGGAGGTGGGGGGATGGTCTGGGTAGCCGTCATGCTGCTATTCCGGTTTGGGATCGGCTGCGGGGGTGATGAGTTCCATCACCTTGCGCTCCAGCTTCGCCACATAGGCGCGGAGCATGGCGACCTGCTCATGCAGTTCATTGCGCTGGGCCGTGATGGCGTTGATGTAGTCCTGGGCTTCGATTTCCATTAGGCCACTCCCAGAGTTGTGACTGTGCCGCTGCTGCCGCGATATTTCAGCGCGCCGCTTTCGACATAGAGTTGGCCGATGCCGGTGGGGCTGCTGGCCGGAGCCGTTCCATTCGCTATTGCCAACACGTTAGCCGCGCTGGTGCCGAATGTTGCCGTGCCAAAACCAAAGCCGCCGGTAGTAAAAGTGGCATAAACGCTGCCACCAACGACAATGTTAACCGGAATAGCTGCCGCCGACCCTATGTTGAAGCTGGTGGCGTTTTCGTAAATCTGCGCCGTGGCTGCGCCGCTCCGCATCCAGTTGATGACGCTGCCGGTGGTGCCAGGGTTCAGCGACAGCGTGTTGTAATTCGAGACGGCAAAGCCATCGCCGCCAACCCCGACATTGCCACTGAAATTCGCTGCCGCCGCCGCGAGAGTGCCTGTGAATGTCGGGCTGGCGCTCAGCACCATATTGCCGGTGCCGGTTGGTGTCGCTCCGATGGTTTTTCCGCCATACGTCAGCGTGGAGCCGGACTGAATCGTAATGCCCGTCAAGGTCGTTCCGCTGCGCGTGAATGTCAGCGCCGGATTGGTTAGGTTGCCCGCGTCATTAACAAGCGTGAACGCAAGGCTGCTAGTATCAGCGATCCAACGGTAGTCCTTGGCGTCTGAGCCGCCGCTGGTGTATTTAATTCTAAGCGGAGCCGTGCTGCTGGTCGTAACAATCAGGCCGCCAGTAGGTCCAGCAACAAGGCCATTACTGATAACATTGCCGCCAACAGTGATGTTGTTCGCGGCTGTAAGATCAGAATTAGAAACAACAGAAGCACCGTTGAGCGCAAGCGTCGTTCCTGTCGCCACGCCAAGAGCCGGTGTCGTAAGAGTTGGGTTGGCAAACGTGCCACCTGTCACGGTCTTGCCGGTGAATGTCAGAGATGATGGCAGAGAAAGCGTGACCGCTCCGGTTGATGCTGACGCGGTGATTTCGTTCGCGGTACCGGTGATGGACGCGACTGAGCTTGCGGTATAGGAAACTGTGCCGCCAGCACCAAAAGCCACACTGGAACTATCCGTGCCGGTAAATGTCAGCGTGTTGGATGCTGTGAGCGATTTTCCCGACGCGACCGATAGGGTGCCTCCTCCATTGAGCGTGAACGAGGCACCAATGGTCAGGGTCTTGCCGCTGTTGGCGACGCCAGTGCCGCCATTCGCCCCCGCAAGCACACCGGTCACTCCACTGGCCGGAAGGTTGGTGAAGGTGTTGTCGCTGCCCGACATGCTCTTGTTGGTGAGCGTGTCCGTGCTGTCCCGTCCCACCAAAGTGTCGGTCGCAGCGGGAAGCGTGAAAATTCCCGTCGCCTGCTGGACGAAGGTGGTGTTGAAGGCACCGGTGAGAGCCAGGTTGCCGGCCAGCAGCAAAGTGCCAACGGTATTGGTCAGGCCCGTTCCTGCGGGATTGACGATGACAGCGGTACCCGCCGTCAATCCCGGCATCAGGTCGAAGCCGTCCTGAATAAGTTGGAATTCGGCGCGCATGACCGAGGATGAACCCGCCGAGCCCGTACCGGGCGCGCCAGAAGCCTCATAGAAATCGTTGCTCACTTCAGCACCTCACGAGTTCTTTGTCCCAGGCGAAACCATCCCAGGAGAAATTGTCCCAATCCGGCTGCACGATGCTGAAGTCGTCCCAGACAAATCCGTCCCAGCCGAATTCGTCCCAGGCCATGCTCGCAAGCACCGGCGCATCAAACTGGAAATTGTCCCATTCGATCTGGTCCCACAGCGGGAGCGGTTCGCAGGCCATCAGCCTGAACGCATCTGGCGTCTGTCGCTGTACTGGTAGATCAGCGAATTCAGATTGTAGGCCTCGATGTAATTGGTGGTGGACCGGATCGTGACCTGGACGTTTTCCGCAGTTCCCGTCATGCCAACATCCGTCGGCATCAAGGTCTGCCCGTCCCACACGAACGCATCCCAGACGAAGGAATCCCAATAGGGCGCTGAGAAGTTGGAGGGATAGGAGGTGTCGTTCGGTTGGCCGATGTCGGCTGAGCCATATCCAAGTTGATAGCCGAAGTTGATGGCAGCATAGCCGGTGCCCTGCATTTCGATGCTGGCGCGGCGGAAGCGCTTCAGAAGCCTCGGGCTCTTGAGCGCATCCCACGCCAGGGTCACATAGGCGTCGAGATTGGCCCCGTCGAAGGATGGTCCCGAATCCATCTGGTAGATGTAACCAAGCCCATCCCTGGAGCCAAAATAGGAAACCTCATTTCCGGAAATGGTCTCGCCTTCATCGCAGCAGGAAACGGGATTTGGAAACGAGACGACCGTCGCCCCGAGATATTGCTGGTTCACCGCCGTCAGCCACAGGCCATACCCATCGCTGAAGAAGACGCGATACTGGCTCTTGCTGCGCTGGATGCTGGAACAGACCAGTTTGGTTCTCTGCGCCAGGATGAACGGCAGGATGTTCTTGGTGAGGGTGTTGGGCGCGAAGTTGCCGAAGTTGAGCGAGGTCCGAAGTGTGAGCACACCCAGATAGTCGAACACGAAGGTGTCGAATAGATTCTGGACGCTGCGGGGAAGTGCTCCGGTCCCGGTATTGAAGGTGACGAAGTTGAAATCGCTGGGCCCTGTCCCATACAGCATGTAGGTGTTGCCCTGGCCAAAGACCGACAGCGTTGCCGCGCTTTGATCGCCGGGGAGCGTGATCATCGCTGTCACAATATCGCCCGCAGCTATTTCACCCGCTCCTGTCCCCCAGAAGAAGGGAAGACCCACGGCGCTGTAGATGATCGAGCTGTCCTGCGCGAGAAAGAGGAAGTTCTTGTGGCAGGCGATGTGTGAAGGTTGATCAGGGCTCAAGCTGGTGGTGATTGGAGCCAGCGTATCGCCGTCGAATTCATAAGCCTTGTTCACCCCATCGCAGCCATAGACCCGGCGCGTGGTGGACTGGCCCGAGAAATTGTACTTGGCGTGTTCGAATGTCCCGCCGGGAAGCATGGTGATGGCGGTTTCCGCGCCGTCGAGGGTGACGGCGGCTCCTCCAGAAAGCGTTGCACTCCCGCCGGTGAAATTGCCCCCGACCGGGGCGGTAATGACAAATGCCCCAGCAGCATCGGATCCGGCCCAACCTCCCGATGCGGTCATGACCCGCTTGACCGTGGCGGTTACCCCGCTTTGCGTCAGGGTCGCGCCGTCGAGCGGGATGACTGTTCCCCCGCTGCTGAAGGACACCGTGTCGTAGAACGGAATCTGGACCCATCCTAGAGCGGTACTCTTGTACAGATCGACCGCGGTACCACCCGAATTGGCCCGAAAGGCATAGACCCGATCCACGTTGCTGAAGGCCATCGTGAAGACGTCGAGAATGTCTCCCGAGCCTGGGACCGCTCCAATATCGGCCCGGTACACATCAGCGGCCAGAGCCAGATACTGCGCGTTGACCAGAGGGGTGATCGAGACCGTGGGGGCGATTGCGTTCCCTATCGGGGTAGCCCCAACCGATACCGCATGTGTGTAATCGAAGCCGCCGGTGACCTTGGTCAGTGCAACGTAATAGGCATCTGCCACGTTGTTGACGGCTATGATTTCGCCAGTGGCTCCCGAAGTGGCCTGTGTGAGGGTCTGTCCCAGTACGGGGATATTGGTGAAAGCTGTGACCTGGACGATGGTGTAGAGAGCCGCACTGGGCGCGGGCTGGCCATCGAAACGCTCATAGCCCTGGATGCGGGCATATCCCCCGGCCTGGCTGCACTCGAAGTTGATGACGCCGCGAAGCGCCCCAGGCTGAAGCGAAAGGCTTGGCGTGGTTTGGTCCAGACCACCCGGATAGGCAATGCCTTGGCCTGTGACTCCTCCGCCGAGCCTGGTCAGGCTGGGCTTGACGGGCGCGTAGCTGGAAGGTCTCACGCCAGCGCACCGGCAAAGCCGACACGCACGGCCTGGATGGATTCAAGCTGGGGAAGAAGAGTTTTCCAGCCAGCGTCTCCGGCCGCCTGCACTTCGGGCGCGGACTCGTAGGCGGCGTAATACTGCATCGCCTTATAGACGATGAGCATTTGGAATTGTGCGGGGAGGCCCGTCGGTTCTGAATTGTCGGCCGACATGGCAGTTGGCGCGGTGAAATAATCCCCGGTGACAGTGTAGGTACCGTCCGATGGAGGCCCCAGGCAGACCGACTTGTTCGGCCCTATCGCGACCGCAACAGGCCTTGTCTGGACCGTCCGCATCGCCCCGTACATGTAGGCGTCGCGCCAGTCATCATAGTCGATGGGATCGAGGAAGGTTTCGTCCTGAAAACCCACGCTGGTGGTGAAGGCCCGGAATGTTGTCTCGTCCCATTTGCCGAAGACGGCAGCGGTAATACCGACATTCCCAGGAGCAACCCCCAACGGATAAACCGCTTGACCCGCCACCGTGACAAAACTGACGCCAGCCCCGAGTAGATTGCTCGACCGCATCCAGTCCCAGTCATCGTGCTTGGTCTGGAGTTCGTTCCAGGCCCGCCCGATCCAGTTCACCACCCGGCCGAATTCGCCGGTCTGGTTCTGCATGGTGCTGAGGCTGCCGGAGATGCCGCACTGGAGGACGAGTTGCTGTCCCAGGGAAAGGAAATCCATGGGCTACCCCATTGGGATGATGGCGGTGGGGGGCACGAAGGTCGGGATCAGAAGTTGCGCTGCCGTAGCGCGGTCAACCAAGCGTGGCCTTTCGGGCTCTTGTCTTCCGTCACCGAGAAGGTGCAGAGGCCGCTGGTAATGCGCGTCTCGCGGTTCTGGATGATCTCGGCGCCGATGTCGTCATGCTTGGTGGTGACGTTGGTGCTCTTGGCGCTGGCGAGGACGGCCACATACTTGCGCTTGACGGTGACCTCGATGCCGATTGGGATGTACTGCTTCTCGACCCACTGGCCACGGCGATAGTCCCAGATTTCGCAGCCCTTGCCATTGACGGCGCAGAAGATGGCGGTGGGGGCGTTCTTCTCGGAGGAAGGCTCGATGCGGATGGTCACCCGCTCCTCGTTGAAGGCCAGTTCCGCCATGTAATCCTTGTCGATGACGGCGGGATCGCACTGGATGATTTCCGGCTCCCGGTTCTTCAGGTCGGCGGAAGTGTCCGGCAACTGGTCGATCTTGATGTCATCGGTGTGGACGTGCTTGACGGCTTGGCGGCCCATGGGAGGCTCCTGGTTTCAGGTTTCGATTTTGAGGGGAGGCAAAGACGGCGGCGGCAGATTTCTCCACCGCCGCCGATTTCTTCACGCGATTTGGGGCCGACCAGTAATACCGATCAGATTCCCAAAAGTATAAGTAATTCCCGTCACCGAGGCCATGTCGTTGGTGCCGAACAGCCAGCCCGGCGCGGAGCTGGCGGTCGCACCCGCCTTGATGACGACATAGCCCACCGGGCAGAAGTCATTCGGGACGGCGCCCCAATTCGGGGCATTGATGAAGGCGCCGAGATTGTTCAGGGGCACGACAGTGCCCTGGACGCACTTGAGAGCGGCCGCCGCATTGAACCCGATCATGAAGATCGAGCCGTAGTTGGCCGGCACGGGCAGGAAGGCCAGGCCGGTCGCGGCGTCCGTGGTGGGCGTGGTAGCATTGGACATGGCCGCCTTGGTGTAGGCCTTGCCCAGGATGCCGTAGGTGGTGGTGCCGGTATTCGAGAGCGTCGAGGTCGAACCGGCGGCGAGCGTGATGTAACTCAGGCACAGAGTCTGAGGAGCGGCGGATTGAACATCCATCTGGATGGTCCTTTCAAAAGAGAGGTGAGGGGGAAGCCTGGAGGGCGATCAGCCGAGCAGGCAGTAGGGGTCGAAGCCGCCAATGGCGCTGACATAGGCCGCGTTGGGAACAACCGTCCCATCGTCGAGAGCGGTTGTGCCACCCACGAAATCGCCGGTGCCCGTCGGGTTGATGACGATGAACCCGACCAACGCCTGCTTGACGGCGAACTGCGGAAACTGCACCGCCGCCAGCGTGGCTCCTGCCGTCCCGATCTGCGAGGTGACGGTCCCCGCGGAGTCGATGAAGAAGCAGAAGACGTTGAAGGCGGCGTTGGCCACAGTCCCCGACAGCGCCGGCATGTCCGTGGCAGCCGCGATCTTTTGCAGGATGCCATTGGCAAGCAGGTAGCAGGCGGCGGAACCCGTCTTGGCGACGGCGCTGCCCCCCGTCTTGATCACCAGGCCCGCGCTGTTGAGGGCGCGGGAGGTCTGGCGAGCAAAGAGCGGGAAGAACAGATTGCGGATGATGTACTGGGTGGTGGAATTGGCGATTCCTTCCAGCCCATGCACCAGGGTGTCGTAGAGGAACATGGAGATGTCCTTTCCTTAGAGGTTAGGCCATCGCCCTGTTACGAGAGCGTCCGGACGCCGACGAAACCCACGGCCATCCAGCCGGGATTCTCGATCATGACGGCCTTCCACCAGATCGAACCGCAGTAGCCGCGCTGGCCAAGGGGGTCGGACTTGGACTTCTCGCCGGGGGGCAGGAAGGTGGGGTCGAGCGACTTCAGCCCGCGCACCGCAATCTGGGACCAGGCATCCTGGGCCGTCACGATGAAGGGATAGGCGTCGATCAGAGCGCCCGTGGTGGAGTAGAGGCCGGTGGCGCCCACAGCCGCGCCCGCGTTCTGCAGGGACGGCAGATCAGGCGACGTGATGAAGCGGAACCGCTCGCACTTGCCGATCTCGTTGGGCATCGCGGTGCCGGTCGCATATTTCTCAACCGGGGTGAAGTTCGGCAGGTCGCGAATATCCGGCTCCAGGTCGGTGTGCGAATAGACGGTGAAGCCTTCCGCCACGGCGCTGGTGTCGAAGTTCGCCCCGGCCTTCAGCATCTTGTTGACCGGCTTGCCGTGGTTGGCCTGCAAGTTCTTGGCGATCTTGCGGACCAGGCCGAGGGAGATGGCCCCGTTGACCGTGGCGACCGTGGTGCCCGTCCCGCCGAAATACTGGTTCGTGCAGGCCCGGAGCGCCCCATAGATGATCATCTCGTTGACCAGCGTGACGCGCTCGCCAACCTGCTCGATCATCGCCTTGGGGATATCGTCTTCGTAGAGGTCGTAGGTCTTGTCGGTGAAGCCGTAGAGGCAGGAGTACTGCTGCATCACCACGGTGATGTCGATCGGCGCGATGCTGTCCGGCGCCGGGGTGACGCCTTCCTGGGCCTGGTTGGCCTGCACCATCGCCTGACCACGATCACCGTCCGCGTTCTGGAAGAACTGGTTCTGGGACGATGCGGTAGTGGCGGTGGCGCCATAGGGCAGCCAGCGGCGGGCGACATAGGTGTCGGAATTGTTCTTGGGCATCTGGACCTGACGGCCGGCGCGCCCAAGAACTTCGAACGGAACGGCATGCTTCAGGATTTGGCCCTTGAACTTCCCGATTCGCGCGGGGTCCAGGCTAAAGGTTTGAATACCCATGGGGGTGCTCCGTGTGCGCGGTTAAGCGCAAAAGGCCGCGTCAGCCCGACTTGAACCCTTCGAGGAAGGGGTCTTCGGCTGAGTTGGCGGGTGGGGATTGGCCACCGTCGCCTTTCGGTTGGACGGCGGCGCGGAGAACTTCCCGACGAGAGTTGCCCTCGGGGGGCTTTGGCTCTTTGGCGGGAGGCGTCTTGATCGCGGCTTGGAACTTGTCGATGGCCCTGGAGATGATCGCGGCGTTGTGGGTCGAGTTGATCTTTTGCTGATACTCGGCCGGCTGTTCCGCGAGCCACTTCCTGAAAGGGTGGTTGGCGTCGGGGTTTCCCGCCGCATCCACCGCCCCGACAATTTCACGCCATTTGGGATGGGCGTCTTCCAGCGCTTCGACTTCGTAGGCGCTGCGCCCTTCACTCACCAGTTTGTTGATTGCGTCCTGATCCAGGCCCGCACCCTTTTCGCCGCCCGTTCCGCGTAGCCCCTTCAAGGCTTTCGCCAGGGACTTGCGGAGATGGTCAGCGATTTCGGGGAATTCCGCCTCCATTTCGGAAACGACATCGGGCGGTAGCTCGATCTCCATTCCCTTGGGGGTGGCGGCTTGCAAGTCCTTCACGATCTGTTGGACGTTGCCGAATGTGCCCAGGGCCCGGTCCAGCTTCGGCCCGAATTCCGTCACCTTGGCGGCGGCGGACTCGAAGGACGCGAACTGCTCCTTGGTGATCTGCACATATTCGGGCGCGGGAGTGGCCGGGGGTGTTTCCACCTTGGCCGGTACTTCTGGGGCTTTGCCGCCTTTCACTTCCTTTGCCGGCGGTGTCGTCGGGTCTGGGGTGGCGGGTTGGTCAAAGCCGGAATTCATTGCGTCCAGCGCTGCGGAATCTTCAACGTCTTCCACATCTTCAGGGTTCATTGACTGGTGTGCTCCTTAAGTCCGACGCGCGTTGCCGTGGCCGGTACTGTCCTTCCGTCACTCGACGAGCGGCGGATCATCCCCAAGGGCGATAAGCCCCCGAAGGCATGTGATGTGACCGCGAAGGGCCGCGGTCTGCTGTTCGGTGTTGTCGATCCCGTCGTTCTTGCCGCGCTTGTTCTTCAGCTCGGTTTCGAGGTGTTCAAGAAGCCGATGCCAAAGCGGGCTGGCTCGCTCTGCCGGGGACAGAACGAAGGGGTCGGAGATTTTGTCGGTCATTGCTGGAAGGCTTTGCCGTTAGGGGCGCGGCCGGGAGGTTCGGCGGCAGGATTCGCTACTTGGGGTGCCCTGTGCCGCCCATCATCGCTCATCTGCTGCTGGGCCTTCAGTGTCATGGCGGTCCTGGCCAGCTCGGATTTCACGGAGTCCAGGTTCATGTTGTTTCGATTTGCGTAATCGAGCATCGCCAGTTCCCGCTTCAGGTCGAGGGCGTGAAGCTCAACCGTCGAGCCGGACAGCAATTCCTTCTCGTCCAGTTGCCGGTCTTCGGCGGCGATCTTCTCGTCCGAGGCGGCGCGCACTTGGGCGGCAGCGACGGCGGGAGGAGGAGGAGGCGGCTGGCTGTCGATCTTCTGCTGTTCCTCTGGCGTGAATTCAAATTCCATTGGATCGAGCCGCTTGGACTTGATCGTCTGCTTCATAGCCCGCTTCGGGTCCAGGCCGTAGGCCGGATTGAGCGAGAGCGGCAGAAGCTGGGCAATCGTCTGGTCGGCAATGGCCCTTTCAACCAGGGCAACCGACCCATGCGCGTTGATCGTGAAGTCGCCCTTCTCGTCGTCGGGGACATCGGGATCAAGCAGGAGATATTCGTAGTACTGCCGCACCACGGGCTCGGTGATGAAGTCGTCGAAGGTATAGCCGATGGAGCGCAGAAGCTGGTTGGCGTTGTTGTTCTGCAACTGGGCGGCGCCGAAAGTGTCCGGTGTGGTGGGGCCGGATTGTCCCTGGGTAATAAGCGGGATCGAGGTCGATTCCTCCGCCAGCTTCAGGGCATATTCCACAATCGACATAAGCTGCGGGGTGCAGTTCGGTATCTTGAAGAGGCTGAAGCCCTTGCGGACGTCATCGCCGGGGCTGTCCCCGGTCTTGTTCCAGATTTTGTTGGGCGTGATGATCCAGACGCTATCCGCCGGGGAAATGCAGCTTCGGTCGATGACCACCTGAACACCGGCGCTGAAGCCCGCGTTGTTGAGCATCCCTCGGGTGGCGGCATTGACCATCCGCTGGGCGGTGCGGATTTGCTCGGAAACGCCTTTGCCGGCCCAGTAACCAGCGCGCCTCTGCCAGGGGACCGAATGATAGGGGAACGATCCCGAATCCAGCGGGTTGAAGGTAGCTCTGACCGCCTTGTCGTTGATCAAGGTGACGATGACAAAGACTTCGTTGCGATCCGGCGGCAATTCCTTGGTGCTGAGGGGCTTTCCGGCCGCGCTGCAAGCACAGCCCATCTGCTCCCGTGAAATCGTGCCGTAATAGTACCAGACCTCGAAGCGCCCCTTCATGGACTTGCCGGGGTCGGTGGTGGTCGAGGGCCTTTCAGTGTCGGTGACGTTGCCCTGGGGCCCCTCTTCCAGGGCCTTGTCGATCTGGGCAGCGATATAGCCCGGCTCATTCTTCAGGTCGCGGACCTGGCGCGGGGAAAGGAAGTCCCGCTCGAAGATGAAGTCGCCGTCGTGGATGTTTTCTCCACAGGCGGGATCTGGAAAGATATTCCAGGGGTCAGCCCATTTGCAGGCGGGCAGCAGCCGGTTGGAAATCTCGATTTCGATGGACGAGGCGGACGAAGTGGACAGCGCCACATTCCGCACGGCCTTGGGGAACGGACCCTTCAGCACACCGACGCCGATACGGGCGGAATCGAAAATCACCTTCCGCATTTCAGCGGCGTACTGGCACTCCACCATCCAGTCATAGATGCGCGTCTCAGCCTTCTTGGCCTTCTTGCGCGCGAACTCGATGGCTTCTTCGGCCAGGTCCTTGACCGTGAGGGGGACCTGGGGCGGTCCTGCTTGACCAGGTTGGCCAGGAAGACCAGCCCGAAGGTCCTGGGGCTGCGGAGGCTGGGCCTGGGCGGCCATCATGCCTGAAAGCGATGTGGGCAAAGCCGCGGATGCGACACCGGCAGGGATGGGAGCGCCCACCTGAGGAACGGCCTCGCCCGGCTTGGCGTTGCGGGTGAGCGGGACATTGCCCATCCCGTCGTGGAGAACCTGGCGGGTATCTTCCTTGCCGCGGATCAGGTCGGGAACGGGGGTTTCGGTAAAGCTGAAGGCCTTGTCGTCGGCCGGCAGAAGGATTTCCCCCAGCTTGGCCGCGCCCGCATCCACATATCTTGCGGTGATAGGAACGAAAGCCGTGGATTTGACGTCGGGACTGGGATCGCGCCGGCCGGTGGTGACCGGGCCTTGCAAAGCCATCGGCTTGGACCAGTTGGCGCCCGCGAATTCCGCCCGGTTGGCGTCGTCGATCCCCGCGTAAGCCTCCTCGCATTCCTTCCAGGCCATCTCGATACCGGAAGTCAGGCGCGCTTTCTTGGCTTCGTCGCGCTTGGCGGCAATGGCCTGGCTCAGCAAATCCAGGATTGAATTCTCGCCGTCCCCGTCCATGTGGGGGGCGATTTCGTCTCTCACTTCATCGGGCAAGTCCTGAAGGTCATCTCTCACCCGTGCGTCTCGATGTGCTGGACGGAGGCCCGAACCAGGCGCTCAACCGCTTCGGGAAGGCCGGGCCCATTCTCGCAGGCGTCCTGCTCAACATCCTGCTGCTTGCCGTCCTTGCCTTCGAGGCAGGCCGCTATGCGGGCATACCCGCTCGGCAGAATCTCGCAGACATAGGCGCCCCCCAGGGCGATGAACTTCTTGCCCAGGTGGCCAACGTCATCCGCCACGCTGATGGTCGCCAGCGCGCGTCGCCCGTTGGGATACTGGCGGACGAAGGGCAAATCCATCGGGGTTAGCCCGTGAAGGAGAAGGCGTAGGTGAACTGGAAGTCGATCAGGCCGTCCGCGTCGGGGGCGGTATCCGGGGCAATCGTCCTGGCCGTGGCATCCACAGTGGCGGCCGAGACATCATCGGGAGCCGAAACCACGGTGCCGCCGGTGAAGTCGGTGGTGGTCGTGGTGATGGCCACAGCCTCGAAGCTGTTGACCGTGCCCCTGCCCGTCGGCATCCCGAAATCATCGGTCAACCCGACGCTGAGGGTATTGCCCGTCCCCGAGCCAGAGGCGACATATCCTGCCACGGTCGAGGAAGTGACAGAACTCCAGGCATAGGCGGACGGGATGTTCACGCTGTCGAGCGTGATCAGGGAAATCACCTCGGTGATCGCGTTCCCATCCTGGTCGAAGCCGACCGTGGTCAGGGTACCGGCCGTGATCTTGGTGGTCGTGGCCGTGCCGATGACGATGTCATATTGCAGCTTGCGGGCATGGACGGGCTGGGCGGCGATGGTGAGGGCGACATTGCTGGGCGTGACCGCCTCGACAATCGCCTCGACATCGGCGGGGAGAGGAGCCCGAAGGGTAACGCTCTGCACCTGGGTGGAATTGTCCCGGCTGACCAGGGCCGTGCCGTTCGACATGTAGCGGGTATAGGGCGCGGATTCGAGACGATAGGTGGCATCCAGGTCAACCAGCATGAGGGAGGTGGGGGTCGCGATTTGGGCCGCGGTCAGGTTCACCGGCGTGAAACGCGCGTCGGCGCCATTGGCCATGGGATTGAGCAGGCCGACCGGGCAGCCCGTGCGCGGGTCAACCAGCCACTTGTCGGTGGGGTTGATGTTCCGCTCGTTGGGCGGTGTCACCGTGGAGCGGAAGGCTCTGAAGGGAGGGACGGTCATGGGGAACTCCTAAGACCTGAATGGAGTTGACATTACGCGTAGACGCAGTGCACACGCGTAATCACGATGCGCGTTTGCTCTAAATGCAAAGAATCTCGGCCACTCGACGATTTTAGGTGGACTAGGAGCACGACTGTGTGCGTTCCCTGCCACCGCGCATATAATCGAGAAACACAGCGAAAGTGGCGACTTCGCAATCTTGAGGACTACAACAAAAGAGCGAGCGCGCGGCAGAAGGCGTTCCGCAAGCTCTACCCGGAGAGGGCTGCGGATAAAATGCTGCTGCATAATTACGGCGTTCCGATTGGCACTTACGCTGCGATGCACACAGCACAAAACGGGAAGTGCGCGATTTGTAAAACGACGAAGACCCCAAAGGGGCGGCGCTTGGACCTCGACCACTGTCACGAGACTGGCAAGACGAGAGGACTGCTTTGCAACGACTGCAATCGCGGGATCGGGATGTTCCGGCACCAGATAGAACTGCTCGCGGCGGCTATCGAATACCTGCGTTCTCATTCGTAGGGTCGGCTAAGACCTGAACGGTTCGATGACGGTCATGTTGACCGGCCCGGCGGTGGAGAATTTCAGGCGGATGGCCAGCACCGGGGTGGTGATCGCACCGGCGAATGTCGCGGTCTTGCCCGCGATCGTGGCGTGGGCAAGCCATGAGGTGGAATCGAGCCCGGCCGGTGTCGCGTCCCCCGTGAATTCGAGACCGTAACCCGGTGTGCCGGAAGGGACGCGGCAGAAAACTCCGGTGTTGATGACGGGATCGCGGGTGTAATCGAGGGCGATTTCCGCGCCGACGGCAGCAGCCGTCCAGCCGATGTCGAAGGTCTCAGCGCCGGTCGTTGCGCTGACGGTCACGCTGGTGACGGTCTTGAAATACTTCGTGGTGGTGACCGTGACGTTGCCGTTGGGACCGGCAATGCCCTCGGTCATCGGACGGTCATTGGCGTCGGTACCGGTGACCGTGAAAGTCTTGCCGCTTTGGTCGGTCGCGGTGTTGCCCAGGATAGTGATCAGGTGGCCCAGATTGTCGGCCGCGCCGTTCGTGGTGAGGACATAGCCACCGCCAGCATAGGCGACGTCATCGGCAATGCCCTTCGCGTCCAGGGCAGTGTTCGTGTAGCTCTGATAGGTGACTTTGCTCATGTGAACTCCGCTTTTGGCTGCGCGGGCCTAGCCTAATGGCCCCATCGCAGCATCGGTGCTGTGGAAGGCGGGGAGAGGCGGCGGCGCAGCCATGACAAATTCGCTGCTGATCTTGTCCACGATCTCGGCAACCGCGCCGAAAGCATCGCACCCGTGACTGAATTCGTCATGCACCGGAGTGCCGGGCTCGCCCGTGGTTTCTGGAACATTGCGCCGGTATTTCTTCAGGCATTCCATCAGGCGGGCAGCGCCGAGAAAGCCGGTTGAGACTTCGCGCGCCGTGTCGTCGATGTAGATGCGCGGGAACATCTGGCGGGCGGCTTTAATGCGGGGCTCGGTGCCTGTCCGCTCCAACACCCTGGCGCAACACCCAAGACCCTGAAGCGTCTGCTTGGCGGTCTTACCGGTCTGGGGATTGGCGTGGGCCCCATCGTGCGGCAGCCAGTCCCAGCCATAGCGGTAACGGAAGGCCCGGCGCTCCTCGATCAGTTCGTCATACCGGCGGCCGCTGTCTTCCCGGTAGTTGATGACGTTGAGGGCCGTGGGCGAGACCTTCTGGACGAATATCTGGACCATCGCGTCGTTCCAGCCCAAGTCCCAGATCACATCCACCGGAAAGCGGGGGTCATAGGGCGTGGGCCGAAACCGCCGTTCCTCGACCATCTGGACAACTTCGCGGCTGTAGATGGCGCCCTTGACCGCCACACGGGGCTTTCCGCCCCAGATATTGTCGTAATCCTCTCGCGGAAGGGTCTTTTCGTCGTGGGCCCGGAGGGTTTCCATCTTGTCGGTGAAGAAGCCGCAGGCCTTGGTGTATTCCCAGCCGGTCTTGACCACGATGGTGCCAGGCGGTGGATTGACCACGAAACGCTGATAGGTGGCGCCGTCCAACATATCGGGATTGAACGATACCCAGACCTCTGATCCCGGCTTGCGAATGGTCGGCAGCACTTTGCGCCAGCTTCCCTCGCTGACGCCTTGGGCCTCTTCCGCCCAGAATATGTCCGCGCCCTCAAGGGATTTGAGGTTGTCGTCGGTGAGATCGCTCATCCCGACATAGCTAATCTCGGTGCCGTTGCGGCCCCGGATCTTGTTCTCGAAGATGGTGTAGAAGCCAGCCAGGCCCAGCGCTTCAATTCGGTCCGAGAGCAGCTTGTGCGCCGAATCCGCCAGGGACTTCATCACCTCGCGGCCGACGAAGATGCGAAGCTTCTGGTTTGCGCCCAGGGCCAGGATGGCGTTGGCCACGTTCCAGGACTTCAGCCCGTCACGGCCACCATACAGGACCTTGTAGTCGTGCATCTCCAGCAGGAAGCCGAAGCGGCGGGGGATGTTGATCTTCAGGACTTCGGGCGGGGCCGGGGCCAGGACCGCCGTCATGCCTTGGAAGCCTTGCGGGAGCGGTAGGCCTTCTGTCGATCCGCACCAGATTTGTGGACGCGCGATCTATGGCCGCGTGGCTTTCCGGCAGGCTGCGTTACGATTGCCCCGTCTCCAATCGTAACACCGACGATCACGCCGGCACTGGCCCGGGGCAGAACGATCGCCGGCCCGCAAGTATGCTGCCACTCTTCCTTGCCACAGGTCCGACATTTCGGCGGCTTCATTCGGGCCCCATCAAAACAACCTGCAACGCCAAGTCAGGCCCACGCTGGCGGTTGTCCTTCTCGTAAAGGCCCAGGTGGCGCATGGCCATTTCCAAGGCTGCGGTCTTGCTGTGCAGCTTCAGCTTCTTGGTGCTGCCAATGACGCGGGCGTTCTCACCTTCCTTGAGCGTGATGTCCTCGTGCTCAACTGAGGCGACGGCCGCGGCGGTGTCGTCGTCCATCTCGTGGACGGGAACCATGCTGCCGTCGGCGCGGAACAACTTCCGGCTGTCGAAATAGGCCAGGCGCCCGATTTCCTGAAGGGTGCGCTCTGCCGTAAGTCCCGAGATTGCTTGGACTTCCAGTGTGCGTTCCGCCACCTGGGCGGCAATCTTATCATCCTTAAGCCAGCGGGCGGCTTGGACGGCAGCGCCAGCAGGCGGACAACCAGCGCTGATTGCGGCCTGAGTGCCGTTCCGGCCATTGGTCAGATAGGCGTTGATGAAGGCTTGGCAGCGCTTGGCGGCGGCGGACTTGCTGGTGCCGGCCTTTACGGGCGGCTTTGGTGTCACGACGGCTGGCGGTGGGTGATGTTGGCGCGGCAAACGTCAATGATGGGCATGACCTCGCCGCAAGAGCCGCAGGTGATCGCGGTTTCGCGTTGCGGACGTTCGCCATTCGGGAAGAGGCAATCGGCGGATGAAATGGGATCGCCGGCCCCCGGCATGGTGGTGAGGAAGAAGGCCGGGTTTCCGCATCCCATGCTGTGCAGAAGCTGGAAGGGGTGGGTGGCGATGGGAGCGGCCTTCTCGTGGGCGGCCTGCATCCGCGCCAACGTTCTGGCCTTCTGGCGCGATCCCTGGTGCGGGAGATAGCCGAGGCGCTGGCCGGATACCGCCCTGGCCGCATCGATCTGTTGGCGGGGGGAACCGCCGTCATCGGCAACAGCCTGGGCCGCATGTACGGCATGATTTACGCCGGAAGCGGGCTTGAGGCGGGTGTGTTCCATCAGTGGATCCAGATTCGGTCCCATTCGGTATCGCCGTGGTGCCAGATGTAGGCGGCATAAGGCGGGAATGAGTTGGTTTGCCGGACAGCGACGAGACCGCCATCCCATTGCACGAGGCTGAGGATGGGTCCGGAACCGGGAAGCGGTGGGCCGAAGCGCTCGCAGCCGTAAATCCGGTGCGGCTCTGCATCGCCTGGCAGCCGGTGAAGGCCCATCAGGGGTTTGGGGGATTAGGCTCGGAGCCGGAATCGCCGGTCTGGCCGAAGCCGTTGAAGCCCTCGTTGAAGCTGGCCTGGGCCTTGCCTTCGCCGGTGCCGTCGTTTTCCTTGAGGCAGTCCATGACGCCTTTCAGGACGGCGCCGATGCTGTCGAAAGTCTCGCCAGCCGGGGCTGCATCCTCGCCACCGGGAGCGGCGCCCTCCATCGGCTCGGCGCCGTATTCGCCCTTCACGAGCTGGTAGGTGCCATCGCCATTGTCGAGGATGGTGGCGACAACCTTGGGGGCCATGTCGGAATCGGGAGGTGCGGGCGCATCCGTGCCATCGGCAGGCGGCGTCATCTGGGCGGGATCCATGCGGCGTTCCTTTGGGAAAAGTGGCCCGGCAAGCCGAAACCAGCCGGGCCAAGTTGGGGGAGGAAAAGCCCAAGAAGGGCAAGCATCCGGCCGCAAGGCGGGATCAGGAATGGCGATTGTGGGAGTGTGGGAGCGCTCTATCCGGCTGAGCTACCGATCCGATTATTCCCGCCGAAGCCGCTGATTTCGCGGGTTGTACTTCCCCGGTACTGCCAGAAGCCCGCTTTCGCTTGGCTCAGGTCCGGCGGCCGATGGGCGAGAATTTCCACCCTTAGTGCATCGCCGGCAGCCTTAATGCGCCGCCTCAGGTGCTGGTTGTTCGAGGGCTCCGTGCGGTGCTGGTAGAAACGGGAACACGGCATCATCGTCTTGCCAACATAAAACATGCCGGCCCCATCGTAGAGGGCATAGATGATCGGATGCGAGATTCTCTTTGCCTGATCTAGGCTTATGAGATTGGGCTGAGATGATTTCACCATGCCTCCGGCAATCGGGGTTCTCGAAAACGCCCGCGCAAATCGGCTATGTGCGGACAGGTATTCAGCTTTTTGATTCTGCCGTCAATAGGAGGGGTGGAAAAACCGCGTTTTCAATGTAGCACCAGAGCCACAGATTTCAGTCCATCATGTGGCGCCTGAGCTGGTCGTAATAGGTGCCGCCCAAGCCAATATGATCCTCGAGCATCTGCAGAACCGCCGGCAGTTTCCCCTTGGGCGGCCCCGACTTTCCCCACCGCATCATGGTATTGCGGTTGAGGCCCAGTCGCCGCCCAGCCTCGGAAGGCCAGTCGCGGCCGAACATCCACTTCATCAGGTCAGTGAACCAGCGGCCGGTGAAGATCATGCGCGCGGCTTTTTGTTTTTGGCAGCCTTCGGCGCCGGAGCCTTTGTCTTGATCTCCAGCGCGCCCATGCAGCGGTGATTGTATTCCGCGACTTTGCAGACCCGGCAGATTGGGGGCTTGATGCTCACGCCGCCTTCTCCCCCTTCTTCGCCGGCTTCGGCGCCTCAACTTTTCTCAGAATGGCGGGGTCGAGGGTCCAATCAATGCTCGACAGACCGATCATGATTTTTGCGGCGTGACGGTCCAGAACCATGAGGGTGCCTTGGTGGCCATGCAGGTGGTGGGTTTCATCGTCCACCCGCACCTGGCAGCCCGGATAGAGGTCTTCGCGTTGGCCGGGCTTCTTCAGCGTCACGCGGTCAAAGTCGCCCTCCTCGAATTGCCGAAAGAGCAGCACGGCATCTGCCGGCAGGGGATAGAGCGTGTCGCCGCCGCCCGTCGCCCCCTTCACAAAATCATCGACCCCCGGCGTGTGCTTGACGACGGTATGCTCTCCGGCGCGCACATCGATATGGACCAGGACATATCCAGTGAAGCGGAAGCCCATCGCGCCCAAATGGTAGTCTTCATCATCGGGGTGGCGAAAGAATTTGGGCCGGTAGAACTCGACCTTGCGCTCCCCCAGCTCGGAGGCAGCCCGGCGCTCCTGGAATTCCTTGCACGCGACGGCATACCATTTGCGGCCTGGTATGGAATCCACCACGGCCGCGGCGAGCTGCCAAGGCGTGAGCTTTACTGCTTCCGGCTGCAATTTGCGCTGCAACTCATAGATGGCGCGCTCGCCGATGGTAATCAAATTCTTTCGACCGGTGTCGGTCATGGGTTTTTCTCGGCTGGTGCTGCTGCCGGGCGAAATGCCCTCAGCTTCTCGACGGCAACAGGATCGCGGCTGTCCAGGTCTTTCTTGATCGCGCTTCTGTCGATCGGCACGCGCGGCGCCGGCTCCGGCTTGCGTCGAGAGGGAAAGAGCGCGCTGAGCTTTTCCATTATTGCCGCGGCCTTGGATGGATCGGCTGGAGAATTTTTGGAAGCTGGCGGGATTCTCTCAAAAGACCTCGGCTCCTGCAGACCGAGAAGGACGCGGCAGCGCCGGGCATTTTCCCTGTCTCGAAACTGGAAGTTCTCGACCAGGGTGATGATCTCGGCAATTTTTGGCTTGAAAACCTGCGTCCGCCGCCAAATCGCGCAGGCCTCGGCAATGTGCGCTTCGGCATAGGGGGCCAGGTCAATCTCCCAGTCCGCCAGCTGCTCGTTCTGGACGGCAGCGGTGGTCCGGCTGTTGTCCCAATGGCTGAGCAGCCTTCCGATATGCCAGTCGATTTGTGTGGAGGTCGTGGGAACATCGCGCATTTCCAGATGCGCCAGGGCCCACTTCACCGGCACCTCTTCGCCAGGCTTCAGCTTCCGCACGCCCCACATGCGAGAGCGGAATCCATCGGTGCGCCGTTCCTCGCTAAGAACCGGCGGCAGCGCGATCGGCTGCTCGGCGGGCAGCGACTTCGAGGATTCCGCCACCGCCACCGCTTGGCCCTTTGCCACCTTCGCGGTTGTCATACTTGCCCTCCATCAACTTCACGAAAAATGATTGCTGCGTCAGCTTGTCGAAATCGGCCATGAACGCCTTGGTGCGTCCATGCCCAGGCGGCGCCCGCCCGCAACAGAAATCGCTGGCCTCGGCTCTGGCGATGGCGGCGTGCCAGCCCTGCAGGCCACCCGCTTCTTTCAGCCGGGCTCGCAAGGCAGCATCGCGGGCGCCCGTCCGCATCTGGACCTTCGACCAGCCGGTGCGCTGACGGGCTTCCTCGTAGGCGGCATAGGCCGCGTTCAAGGTCTCAGCTGGGGAAAGGGGCTTGGAAGGATCGTCACCGAGAAGATCGGCTTGGACCGCTTCGGGGGCCGGCGAAGCCCGGCCCTCTTCCTGTTCAACAGGGGCATCTTTAGAAGGGGTATGTTCTGTTAAGGGTGTCCGTGATGTGGACACCCCCGTGTCCGCCTGGGTGGACACCCCCCTGTCCACTGGTTGACACCCCCCATCAGGTGTCCGCTCATAGACACCCCCCTCCGTAACGTCTTGAATTTCCTTGTCGGATCGGTCGAGCCGGACCCGATATGAGTATGCCGCGAAAGGCTGCTTGCCAGGCTGGGGTTTTGCGCTTCCGCGCCCCTCTTCCTTCCGCTCGACATAGCCAGTTTCCACCAGCAGATCGATGGCGCGATTGATCGTGGTGCGCCCGCAATTCAGCTCCTCGGCCATCTTGACCTGGCTGCGCCGGCACCAGCCATTGTCATTGGCATGGCGACCCAAGAGGCACAGGACCTGAAGCGCACGCGGTTCAACCCGCGCATCGGTGATGGCGCCGGCAGGGATGATCGCGTAGCGGTAATTGTCGGTCTTGCGCGCCATTTTTTCTAGCGGTCGCCTTTCTCGCTGTTGTGCGGAGCACACAGGAACTGAAGGTTGACCAGATCGTCGGTCCCGCCTTTGCTGAGCGCTGTGATGTGATCGACGGTGAGGTTGTTGTTCACCGCGCACCCATCCTTGGTACAGACGTAAGCCCGGCCAGCAGCCAGCAGTTTCAGAACAAGATCGTCGCGCACACGGTCGAACTGCGCACGCCGGCGCTGAGTATGAATCTTCTTCGCTTCTCGCGCGGCTTTTACGTTGCGATAGTCAGCAGCAATCCGACGAATTTCAGCAATCGCGTAAACATTGCGCTCGATGTCGTAGTAGAGGGCATTCCTGTCGGCCTCCAATTCGTCCAAAAAGCCGACGAATTCCGCTTGATCGCGTCGGCCTTCACCGATCCGAGCAATGCAAAGATCGACATCCAGGCCGATCCGCTCAGCGATCAGGCGAACGACGGGCTCCCAATCTGACAATGCGACCACTGCGTAAAAGTCGAACCCGCCATACTCGAAGCGCCGCCAATCCCCCTTGGGCCCCACCAGCAAATTCAGGCCGTCGTCATATTCAACTATGAACATGTGTCCCCTCCGTAAAATACCGTGCCACCATCGCCGCCGCCGGCTCGGTCCGGTAGGCGGAAATGGGCGGAATTGGGCGTAATCTTTTTCATGCTGCCCGCCTATCCGAACGGGAGGCTGATGCGGGGGGGGGCGACGGCTTCCCTGCCTCTTTTGGCGGCGCGTCAAACTTCCCGACTTCGAAGCCCCAGCCATCCCATCCCTTGCGCGTGGCGCGGCTGAAAAGATCGGCCCGGCCCTTCAGCAACGGCGCGTGCTTGTCGATCAGCTGGTAGAACTTTTCGGGCTTGCGAGAATGTTCGCGCGCCAGGCCATCAAAGGCAGATGGAAAAGCCGCGTGGATCGGGTTGCCGACGGTGCAGAGCAAAATCGGCTCGTGCATGGTGCGGACCCGATAACCCGTCCCCAGCCGCCACTTCCCGGTCGCGGTGCGCTTGTTCCAGATGATTTCGCTTTTCGGCTGGAAGCCCCAGGCGCGCGCTACGTCCTGGGCCTGGCCCGTCGCCATCGCCCACCCGCAGGTCCAGAGCAGCAGGAGACAATCCTTCCCCGCCAAGTCGCCCACGCGCAGGGCCTTGATGTCCTCCAGCGCCATCGTCCCGTAATGATGCGCCGGCCCCTTCTCGCTGCCTGTCTCCTCGCGGAAAAGATCGAAGCGCCAGGGCGGGTCCGCCACGATCAGGTCATAGCCGAACATCTTGAGGGCGCCGAACTGCCAGTCCATCAGACCACGCCCCCTCTTTTGAGGTCAGGCAGATCAGCTTTCGCGCGATGGCGATTGACCACTTCCAGCGCTTCGTCCAGATCGTGATAGCGGCCGTCGATGCGGTAGCCCACGCCCTGCGCAGTAGCCATGTGGCCCTTGCGGAGCAGATAGGTGGTGATCTTGAACTTACCCTGATGGTCCAGGTCCACGCCGACCCGTTCCTGTTCGTTGCTTGTGGGCGCGAAGATGGGCATGGGGCGACGGATGACGGCGGGATAATGCTTCTTCGCTTCCGGCTGGGCCGTGGAAGCCGCCAGCGGCGCGTGCTGCGGTTGGGGAGGTTCAGCCGGCGGCGCAGGCGGCCTCGTCGGCCGCGACTGCTGATCGTGTTCCCGCCGGGCCTGCTCGCGGACCTGGACCCCCAGGGTTTTTTGCGGCGTGGAGGCTTTCCCTCCGTCGCCATGCCGTTCATGCAGCAGCTCAGCCAGGCCGGACGAGACTTGCGATTTGATGGTGCGCCACGTCAGCGAAGCGCAGGCCTTCATCGCGTCGGCATAAATGGTACGCAGACCTCGGGCTTCGACGCTAAGGCGAATGCCCGTCTTGTTGGCCAGCCATTTCGGATGGGTGAAAAGGCATTCCGCGAAGCCGTCGATTAGATCGGCGCGCAACATGCCGGGATTGCCATCGCCCGTCCTGGTGATCAATTCCATGGCGGTCACCACCGCCTCTCGGCCATAGCGGCCCAGGGCAAGCTCGATGGTCCTGCCTGCGAGGGTTTCACCGACCTTGAGCTGATGCGAGGCCTGCGGGTACGGCATGATGCGGGCGCCAGCGGCGCAGGCGGCCTCGTCGGCCGCGACTGCGCCAGCATCCCCAGAGTCGATCCTGGCCCGGAACAGATATTGCGGGTGAACGCGCGTCACGATGCCGTTGATGGTGGAGAAGGCGCGCGCCTCTTCCTCGGGCGTGCAATCCAGAACCCAGCACGGCACTTCCGGCACGCCGCCATGAAGTGCAGCGGCGACGGCATGGTGCTGGCCGTCAATGATGGCATAGACCCCGCCATGCCTGGGGGAGACGATCAGCGGGCCGAATTTGGTCCAGTGGAATTCTTCGATGATCCGGCGAATGTTCTTCTTGCCCGCGGCCTCGATGGGGCGCTGATAGGTCTCGTCCACCATCAGCCGCGACAGCGGGATCCACCGGAGTTCGCCCCGCTTGCCCAGGTCTTTCGATGGCGTGGGCGGGACTTCGAATTGGAGGGTGGCGAGCGCGACGAGCTTGCTCATGGTCCCGCCCCTGCAAAAAGCGGCATCTCTTCGGGAATGCCTGCCGGGCGCTCAAAGGCGACGGCGTTGTGATCGTCGGTGATCTCGCCGAATTGCACCTTGACCATCTCGGCCTGGTCGAGCGTGTAGGTGCGCACGAAGAACACGGCGCTGATTTGGCTATCATCCACCCAGCAGACGCCGTTGAGAGAATCGCCCACCAGCTTCAGCACATTGTCTAGGTCTGGCTTGCCGGTGACGAAAGTGGCGGCAGCGCGTCTCTTCTTCGACCAGGACGGCGGCGGGATGATGCTGGAATGGACGGACAGCCAGACGGGGCCGGCCAGCGGCGGGGTATGGCCCATCGCCTCCAAGCCGAAGCTGCGGACCATCGCTTCGCAGTTGCGGGTCTTCTCGGGCGTATAGACGCGCACGAAACCCCCCGCCTTGGAAAACTTCGGCCTGCCCTTTCCGATCAACCTGCCGGGAATGGTGAAGCTATGGGTCATCGCAAATCCCCCAGATCGCCCTTGGCGGCGCGCTCCACGCGGTCCCAATCGAAGATTGCGATGGGCCGGAAGCAGCGCTTGAACTCGGCCTCGATGGCTTGGCGCGTGGCCAGCGCCGCCTCTCCGCGTTCCACGGAGCCCATCCCACCTCGCGTCCGGTCGTGATCCCTCACGGCCTGCGAATAGCGGCGGCAGACTTCCTCGAAAACCTCGGAGATGGCGGCGCTGGTCAGCATGGTCAGGAGTGCAGAGCCTGCCCTTCTGTGGTGACCATCTTCGGCGGCGGCGGGAGCTTGGCTTCCTGGGCGGCGGTGTCTTCGTCCACCACCGTGTTGGAGTCCTCGATGCTGGTCCCGGCGTTCAGTGCCATGCCATGACGCCAAGCGCGGGCCGCTTGGGTCGCCAGATCGCTTCCGACAGGATAGCGGCAATCGAGGCTCTTGCCGGCCTTACCGTCCTGATAGAATCGGCGATAAATCAAATCCATTTCGTCTCCCGCCAGCGTGTCGTGAACGGTGATGTGGATGGAGAAACCCTCCTGTTCCAGCGCGAAGGCCAACTGGTTGAGTTTGTTGGCTGTGGCGCGCGGATCGTTGGCGCGGACGATGCGATGGGCTTCCAAGAGTGCGTCGGTATCCACGCCCGCCTGCTGAGCCCTCTTCAGGCAGTTTCGATAAAAGGAATTTGCCGTTTCCTTCTTTTCCAGCGCGCCCAAGATCGACTTCTTGTGATGCTGGTAATCGTCCGGCGCGGGCAACATAAGATCGCCTTGGTTTACCGGCACGCGGACTTCCACAGCCGACGCCTTCGCCTCGGTCATGGATTCGCCTTTGCCCCTTCGAGCGCGCCCCGCCCTCGTCCCGGCCGTTTTGGATTTTGCCATTCTGCTTACCCTCCCCGCGTGCTGCGGATAAATGTCTGAGGCGCTGCTACTGCCGCGCGCCCCTGCGGCTGAATTCAGACCAGGCGTTGATCCAGCGCGAATTGAAGCTCGACCTGCACGGCGATTTCCTGTCCCCGGATTGCGCCCATCGTCATGGCCCTGGAGCCCGACTGAAGTCTGGAGCGGGGCACCCACACCGGGACCGTCACGCTCTCGTTGGTCAGCAGCAGCGCCCTCTCGGTGACTTGGGCGACGATGGCCCTGACCATCGCGTATTCGGTGAAGCCCCTCGCATTCTCCCGCCCCGGCGGCTGGTGGAAGGGGCGGTGCGGCTTGGCCGGTGTGAAGCGCATCATGGGCGCCGCACCGGGAAGCATGTTGTGGGCTGGACGCCCAACAGATGTACCTTCGCGCCGATCATGCGCGACCGCCCGGCTTGATCTGGGCGCCCTGCATGAGGGCGCGGATGGCATCGCCGTCTGGCCCAGGCAGATGGGCAAGGGATTGCATGGCGCGCGCCAGCACATCGATTCCCTGGGCGCTGTTGAACTGCATGTGCGGGGTGTCGCCCAGCTTCGCCATCATCCAGGCGCGCACGGCGGGGATGTCCCTGGCCATGTTGAGCATCGACCAGGCGGAAGGCAGGGATCGCCCTTCCTTCCACTTCTTCGCCGCTTCCTTGCCGCGCTTGGAAGCGCTGGCTAACTCCCCGTAGCTGAAGGGGATAATCACGGCGGAAAATTCGAGCGCGGCATCGCGCTCGTTGACCGGGACACTAGTTGTTGAAGGTGCACCAGTTGTCCCGTTCCGCTTCGTTGCCTGTCTCACCATTGGAACTCACCCTCGGTTCCGCCACGCAACCGCATGGCTTGTTTCACCAAACCCCTGGCGCCAGGCTCATTGTCCTGGCGCTCGCTATTCGAGGCAGACGCGAATGCGCCCTCCCCGGAATGAAGGCCCCGAAGCGAAGCGCGGGCGCGGCCCATCACTTTGCGCTCCGGGGAACAGCCGCTCGCGTGCGCGGGGCGGCTCCACGGCAATCGCTACCGAGGAAGGCAGCGCGCGTGGAATTGGGAAGGGGGCGAATGTTGGTGCAGAAGGCGATGCGGACCGCGACTGGCGGCTCGACTTTCAGGCTCTGCACGAGCTTGAGACCAGCGAGATAGCGGCGCTCCTCACACCGACCACATGCACAATCGGCAAGGTGATCCTGTTCGGACTCAACCAAGTCGATCCCGCGCGCCCTGTTGGTCAATCTGACAATGCGGCCGTCCCGGACCAGCTTGTCCACGACGCGATGGGCACAGGACTTGGAAGCATAGCCGATGGCGGAAGCGATCTCGTCCAGCGATGGGCCGATGCCATGCGCTCTGAGATGGGCGCGGATGAATTCCAGCGTTTCTGTCTGACGCGCGCCGCCGCGAGGCCCCCCCCTCATGGCCGCACCCGATGACGAAAAGCATCACAGATCACGGCGAGGATCGTGGCCACGCCGGAAAGCGGCAACAGCGCGGCGAAGGTGAATGCAAGGATTTGTTCAGCCCCCAGCAGCGTCATGGGCGTGGCGCCCCCGCATGACGGCGAAGCTCGGCTGCAATCTTCAGGGCCCCCAGCGCCGTCATTATGCGAGGGCCCCTCGGCGCCGCTTTTCCGGCGCCTCTTCGCTCAGCCTTTTGATCTCACTAGCGATGAAATTTCTGACTTTGGCTTCGGTCTCAGGCCAAAGGCGCCGACCATTGCGCAGATTTGGGATGAGCTTGCCGTCTTTCAGGGCTGCAATGCCGAATGCAGTTTCGGTCATCCCCAAATCTTGCCGACTGAGAAATTCCTCGATTTCCTGGAGTAGCGATTTTGGCTGGTGATCCGACATCATCCCAAGATGGGTGGGATTTGTCCCATTTGTCAATGGGACACTTCCCTTTTCGCCCATGGGACGGAGCCCATTACCGTCCAACCACCATGAAGATTCGGGCTAACTGGCGAGACTTGCTGCGAGAACTGGTCGCTGGGAAGGAATGGGCACCGATTGCCCGGCGCGGAAAGCTCAATTCAACCTTCTTACGCGATGTTCTTGAGAGGGGTGTAACCCCTCAAATTCCCAATGCCGAGAAGCTCTCAAACGCCTTGGGAATCCCGATAACGGATTGGTTTCTTGAGCCTCCGCCGGGATCTGCCTCGCCTGGTGGCGACCGCCCAGATTTGCGCGACATGCCTCGCTTTGACCTGATGCCGCGCGATATGCCGGTTCTTGGAGCGGCTCAATGCGGAGACGATGGCGAATTCGAGTTCAATAGTGGGCCTATAGATTACGTCAAACGGCCTCCTCGCCTTTACGGGATTCGGGAGGCCTATGCCCTCTATGTGGTCGGTAACTCCATGTGGCCGTGGGCAAAAAGCGGAACGCCCGTGTACGTCCATCCCGGACAACCATATCAAATCGAGGACTTTGTGGTGGTCCAGATGCGGCCCCAAAAGGCTGGCGAGGCGCCGCGGGCCTTCATAAAGCAACTTATCGCTGTGAATTCTAAAACTATCACGCTCCAACAGTTTGAGCCCAAGCGGACATTGGCCTTCCAACGGAAGGACATTCAAGCAATCCACAGGGTCGTGCCTTGGGGAGAGCTTTACGGTGTTTGAAGCTGTCCGACGCTGCTGGGGCACGATAGGCGACGGCCGGGTGTTGATGGCAATCGGGGGCCTGGCGCTGCTGGCTGCCGTATTTTTAGGCGGTATTTATACTGGGATACCGGCCGGTGGCCGCTTTTGGGTGATCAATCGAATCACTGGGACGGTTTGGCTGTGTGCAACGCCAAGAACCGGCTGTTATCGGGTGCGAGAGGCTTCTTTGCCGGCACCAGTCCCTTAGCTGCCTGGTCGAAAACCAGCCGCTCTCATGCACTGATCCACATAATCGCCTTCCATGGCTGCCACCAAAAATGGGCTGCTGCCCGCTTGCTGGGTGATGGGCAATGCGTACGCCTTCTCCCAGCACTTGTCATAAGCCGCCTGGGCGCCGGGCTGACCGGCATATTCTGCCACCCCTGAAGAGCATCCCGACAGGCTAAGAGCGGACAAAACCGCCACGCCGATCACCCTCATTTCAAAAGCCTTTCCAGGATTGGTCCCCGGTCGTGAGGGTCGCACGGTCGCATTTCCCAACAAAATGGGATTTGTCCCATTGAAGGATGGGATACGTCCCACTATCGTCCCATGGCTGATTTGAGCCCGGGTTGCCGGGCCAGCCCTTGAGAAGGATGGGGAATATGCCCGCCACAGACCGCCAGACACGCCTCCAGGCCGCCTTCGATGCCGCCGACCAGCGCGCCGCCAAACTCTCCCCTCCCCTGCCCCTGCAGCCGCGCAACCCCTATGCGACGGCCTATGGCAGAAGGCCGTGTGGCAATCCCAGGCCGCGCGCCCAGGCCTATTTCCCGGTAGATCAGTATTGCACCTGCGGGCATCTGCTGGGTCTCCACATGGGCCCGTTCAAGGCGGTGACGCCATGAGCAGCGCGGCCGAAATCCCGACCTGGTCCAAGGCTGCCGAAGACAGGCTGACGCTCCGGCGCATGAGCGGAGACAAGAACGCTCAGGCCCCCAAGTTCTGGCCTGGTCGCCCGAATATGTGGGCCGGTGAATGCCCCATCGCCGCCGATGGTCAGCTTGCTGAAATGCAGGCCGACGCTTTGGAAGCGATCAATCGCGCTGTCTCGGAGCTTTTGGAAGCGCGCAAATCTTCCCGCGAATTTGTCGAGCGCAGCCTGACCCATGCTGAGGCTGAACTTTGTAAGGCGCTCAAGCTGGTCAGCGAACTGCGCCAGCGCATTGTCGTCACTGTCCCGGCAGATTTTGGGGAGGTCGGCTGATGACCAGCCCTCGCCTTGCGGCGGCCGGCGCCGACATCGAGCGCAGGGACCGGGAGGGCTGGTTTCCGGCCCGTCATGGCAGCGGCGATTTCGGCATCATCGCCGGCAGGGATGGGCGCGAAGTCGCGCGCTGTCACACCGAGGCAGACCGGGACGCGCTGCTCAAGATGGGCCAGGCCCATGAAGGCCTGAACGCTTTCGCCGCCCTGGTCGCCCGCCTACTGCTGGACGGCGAGGCGCAAGATGATGGCGAAGGCGGGTTGGAAGCCTTACAGCAATCCGACGACGACGCCCAGGACACGCTGCGCAGCCTGATCACCAAGGCTCGCGCCCTGACCGGCATTGAAGGCCCGGGCAAGCCCGTCTGTGAAAATTTCCAGAGCGATGGGCGCGGCTGCTGCCGCCATTGCGACCACTTCCACGGCCCGGACGGTGCGGCATGAGCCAGGCCCGCTATACCGCCAAGATGGCGCGCCTCCTGCAGGCCGCACGGCATCCGCTGGTGCGCGAAGGCCGTAGCTGGCGCGCCACCAGAAGCCCGTCAGTCCGTAATCGCTTCAACACCGGCCAAGTGTCAGTCACGGTCAGCACCACATTTTCCGGCAGCGCCGTGGGCAAGCTGCTCGCAGGCACGACACCAGAGCTTGTGGTCGTCGGCACCGGCTTTAAGCAGCGCCTGAAGCTGACCGTCACCGGCCGCGATGCCCTGCGCCACCTGCCTGAAATGTGCATCAAGTGCGGTTGCACGGAAGACAGGGCTTGCCCTGGCGGCTGCAGTTGGGCCGCGCCGAACGTCTGCAGCAGCTGCGCGGTGGCGCCATGAGAGCCCCCACCATCACCCTCGACGACGACCAGGAGATGCCGCTGACCGCTGCGCCCATCCCGGTCCTGCGCGCCTTCATCGCTGGAAATTTCCAGGGCGTCCAGATTGGCCCCTACGACAATCCGGTGCTGGCCCAGGCAATCGCAAAACATCTTGTCCTGGAACATGACGTCGGCGCGGGAGGCATGAAGTGAGCATTGATCGCTGTTCCAGGTGCGGCGACCTGGTGGACACCGACGACGAGCCAGAGGCCTACGTCCAGATCGCCGACATGCGGAAGCGGGAAGAATGGATTTGCCTTTGCCGCCGCCATCGTGAGGAACGCGAGGACGAGCGCCAGGACAGGATCGCGGATGCCGTGCGCCAGATGCCGCGCGACTGGACGCCCACGCCGGAACAGCAAGCCTTTATCGACGCCAGCGAGTCCGAGGCCGACGCGCCATGATGGACCGCGAGCTGCTGCCCTGCATGACCGGCGCCGAACGCGAAAGCTATGCGTCCTGGCTGGACCGCATCGCCAAGGGCAAGCGCGGCTCGGTCGCTGACCGTCTTCGCCAGATCGCCAAGGAAATCAGGGGGGAGTTTTGAAATGAAACCTGTCTGCATTGCTTGCCAAAGATTCTACCGAGTGAAGAAGAACGGCCACTTCTTTATCGAAGCTATGCCGACCGAAGTCCCTGCGTGCGGAACGCAAGACCGCCATATGGCAGTGCCCGGCAAATCGGAAGTGGCTTTCTGGAAGCCGTACAAATTGTGGTCGGGCGATCTTTGGGAATGCCCTGGCTGCGGGACACAGACCGTCAGCGGCGTCGGGCGTGGGCCTGTAGCCGAGCATTTCCAGCCCGACTTCGCGGATCAGCTTGAGCGCGTTCGGCAGCACCAAGAACTGGTGCAGATCAACGATTGCTAGGCAGGAGGCTTCAATGACGCCGACTTTCAAGGGCAGGTTCCAGCCCATCTACGAGCCGCCCTACGTCCCGCCCGCGACGCACAGCGGCACCCGCCGCCGGGTCTATCTCAAGCACCGGGAGTGGGTGCTGCCCGTCCTGGTGACGCTGGGAATCCTCGCCCTGGTCTGCGGCGGGCTGATGGCTCTCGCCGGTTGGCAGGCGCCGCAGCTGTGATCCGTCGCACCATCCAGACCCCGGAAGAACCGCCCAGGCTCATCGAGCAATACGAGGGCATGGCGATCATGGATGGTCGCCACCGAACCCGCATCGTCCTGACCGCGCCGCCGTCTGCCTTGGTCAGGCTCCGCCTGCGCCGGGACGGCTTCAAGCCCATGGCAGGCCAGCCCTTCACCTACGGCAAGCCCGCAAGCCCGATCACCTATTGCGCCGCCGTCGCTATCGGGCGGGATCATTTCAACACCACCAAGGAGACGACATGAGCGAGACCGCCCTGGTCGAAAGGCCGAAGACCGAATTGGCCCCAACATCCGAACAGGTGCCCGCCGCTCTGCCTGCCGTGCCGACCACCGAAACTGGAACGCTGCTGAACATCATCGAGCGCGCCGCCTTCGATCCGAATGTGAGCGCGGAGAAAATCACCACCCTGGTCAACCTGGCCCGCTCGGTGAAGGCGGACGAGGCCAAGGCCGCCTACACCCGCGAAATGCTCAAGGTGAAGCTGGAACTTCCGATCATCGAGAAGCGCGGCCTCATCAAGATTCACGAGAAGGGCAAGGAAAAGACAGACGCATACCTGATCCAGACCACGCCCTATCCCAAGTGGGAGGATATTGACGCGGCGATCACGCCCATCCTCAACCGGCACGGCTTCACCCTCACGCACAAGACCGGCTATCTGGAAGACGGCAAAGTGCTGGTGACGGCAGTGGTCACCCACGAGCTGGGACATTGCGAAGAATCCGTCATGGCGCTGCCGCTGGATACGTCCGGCAGCAAGAACAATGTCCAGGCCACTGGTTCCAGCATCGCTTATGGCAAGCGCTACACCGCCGGGGCATTGCTCAATCTCCACTTCAAAGGCGAGGACGACGACGGCAAGACCGGCGGCGATCCCGGGAAGCTGACCGCCGAACAGGTGGAAAAGGTCAACGACCTGATCGCGCGCGTGAAGGCAGACCCCGAACTGTTCTGCAAATTCATGGGTGCCGACAGCGTGCCCGACATTCTGGCCAAGGACTACGAGAAGGCCATCACCAACCTCAATCTCAAAGGCTCCAAGGCGGGCCAGACAGGAACCGGCAAATGAACGCGGAAGCCCCCACCCAGCTCGTCACCATCCCGAAGGAATCCGCCTTCTCGGTTTTCACTACCGACAAGGCGATTGATCCCTACCTCGCGATGATCCGCGCCGAGATTGAGGCCTTCGTGCCCGACATGACCACGGCCGCCAGCCGCAAGGCGATTGCCTCGATGGCGTACAAGGTGGCGCAGTCCAAAACCTATCTGGAAGGTGTCGGCAAGACCCTGGCCGACGAGCAGAAGGAAATCCCGAAAAAGATCGACGCCTGCCGGAAGAAGATCAAGGACACGCTCGATGCCTGGCGGGATGAAGTCCGCAAACCGCTGACAGATTTTGAGGCTGCCGAGGAAGCGCGGGTCAAGAAGCACACCGACGCCCTGACGCTCCTGAACGAGCTCTCGCGCAATGCCGCCGGGCGGGACATCGCAGGCCTGAAAGAAAGCCTGGCCTATGTCGAGAGCGTCCAAGTCGGCCCGGCTTGCGAGGAATTCGAGGCGGAATACCAGCGGGCGAAGGATGCGGCCCACGCCTCTCTGACCGAAGCCCTGGCCGGTGCCACCACTCTTGAAGCAGATCGGGCAGAATTGGCCCGTCTGCGCCAGGAAGCCGCCGATCGCGCGGAAGCGGATCGTCAGGCCGCAGTGGTGCGCGAGCTCGAAGAAGAAGCTGCCAAACCGCAGGAGGCAGCGCCAGAACCGCCGGCGTCCAGCCAGCAACAGCCCGCGGCCACTTCGGCGCCCGCTGCAGCGCCGCCCGCGCCCGCCCCTGATCCTGAAGTCGCCCGCAGGGCTGCAATCAATCGCGCTGCCGTCGCTGCCTTCATAGCAGGGGGGCTGAGCGAGGAAATCGCAAAGCAGGTGGTGATCCTGATCGCCAAGAAGGCCATTCCCGCCGTCGCAATTTCCTACTGAGGAAAACATGCCGCTCCAGATTTTCGATTGTGAACAGGGAACGCCGGAATGGCATGCGGCCCGCCTTGGACTTCCGACTGCCTCGATGTTTTCCACCGTCATGGCGTCTGGCAAGGGCGGCGGTCCCAGCCTGACCCGCGCCAAATACATGCGGGAACTGGTGGGCGAGCGCATTACGGGCACCGTCGCGGAAAGCTATTCCAACGCGCACATGGAGCGCGGCAAGGAACAGGAAGATGAGGCGCGCGCCCTGTACGCTTTCATGAACGATGAGCCGGTCACTCAGGTCGGGTTCATCCGGAACGGCGATAAGGGGTGCAGCCCTGACGGCTTGATTGGGAAGAACGGCATGGTGGAGTTCAAATCCGCTCTGCCTCACATCGTGATCGACCTTCTGCTCAAGAATGAGGCGCCGTCAGAACATAAGGCTCAATGTCAAGGTGGCCTTTGGGTGGCAGGTCGCGAATGGATCGACTTGGTTGTCTCTTGGCCGAAATTACCGCCGTTCAAGGCGCGCATTTATCGCGATGAAGTATACATCGCCGCGTTGGCGAAAGCCGTTTCACTCTTCAATGAAGAGCTTGCCGAGATGGAAGCAAGGATTCGTAGCCTTAGCGATGCTTGCGGGGCGTCCGCATGACCCCATGGAAGCTCCGTTTAGACCAGGCCACGTTGAAATCTATCCTCACCTATGTGCCTGAGACAGGCGCGTTCATATGGCGTCACCGCCAGAATGCCCGCCAAGAGTGGAACGCGAGGTATTCCGGCAAGGCCGCAGGATGGGCGTCCAGCAAGCCAGACGGTAGCGCCTATTGGCGGATCACGATTGTAGGGCGCACAACGGAAGCTCATACCCTGGCGTGGCTCTATATGACGGGCGCTTGGCCTCCGGCCTTGGTCGATCATCGGGACGGAAATGGCCTGAACAACAAGTGGTGCAATCTCCGAAGCGCCACTAAAACGACGAATATGCACAACTCGCGCCTCAATAAGCGCAATACGGTTGGGCTAAAAGGGGTCCGACCCAGGCCGAATGGTCGCTTCCAGGCGATGATCTGTATTGATGGCACCCAAAAACATCTGGGCATTTTTGATACGCCTGAATTAGCCCATGCGGCTTATGTCGCGGCGGCAAATCTGCACTTTGGCGACTTTGCGAGGTCGGCATGAGCAGCGGCGTGCCCATCGAGATGTATTGGGACTCGACCAATCGGGCACTGCGTCCCGTCAACGCCGCATGGACGAAGCGGGCTGAGCAGCGGTGGGCTGCCGGCGAGATTTATCACATCACCGAGCAGGAAGCCCGCTCCACCGCAAGCCACAATCATTACTTCGCTTCGGTGGAAAGCGCTTGGAAGAACCTGCCGGAAATCCTGGCCGAGCGATTCCCAAGCTCCGATCACCTTCGCAAATACGCCCTGATCCGCACCGGCTGGCACAACAGCCATGTCGTGACATGCGGCACCAGGGCAGATGCCATGCGTGTGGCAGCCCTTGCCCGAAGCCTGGATGAGTTCGCCGTGGTGGATATTCCCCCCGCCGGATCGGTAGTGACCGTCTATACCGCGCAATCCCAGTCCACCCGCATGGGAAAGGATGACTTTCAGAGTTCAAAGGACGACGTCCTCTCGTTTCTCGCCAGCATGATCGGGGTGAAGACCGAAGACCTGCGCCAGGCGAGGTCGGCCTGATGCCCCGCTTCCAGCGCGAACTCCACATGGGAACGCCAATGCATGCCATCGAATATGGCGCGCCGCGCGATCCCAGGATGTCGTGCCGGCTGGGTCGCGTCGTCAAGACCATCGAAATCACCGACGAGGAAGCGCAGCTGGGGATTGACGCCCTGGTGCGGAAGTATTTCCCGGAGCCGATGCGGGAGGCGACCTATTATGGGGCATAGCCGCCGACAGTTTCGGGAAATGGAAGTCCTGGCGGTCCTGATCGCCCAGGGCGCTATCGTCCCATGCAAGCGGTGCAGGGTCGTCTTCAAGGCGGAAGACCTGAAAGCCAAGAACGTCCAGAAGGAACACCTGCACGAGCTGGCGATCGGCGGCAAGGACCAGCCCGACAACTGTGCCTATTCGCACACCGATTGCCACAAGGTCATCACCAATGGCAACGGCGCCACCACCGCCGGCAGCAGCAGCAACCGCCGCGCCAAGGCCAACAATCCAGGGCGCATCGAGAAGTTTCGAGTGGACAAGAAACCTCTGGTTTTGCCGGTGGGCGGCCCCGTGCATGCGCGCTGCGGCCGCTGCGGTCAGTACGCCGATGAGTGCGCGTGCCCTCCCGTCTCGCAACGCTCCAGCTTCGGAAGGAAGAAGGCATGAGAATCCGCGTCATCGACATTGAGACCACTGGCATGGAGCCGCCCGAGGCGAAGATTTGCGAGATCGGCTGGTGCGATGTGGTCTCCACCGAAATGCAGGAGGACTTCCTGGAAGGCGTGAAGCGCCCCAGCGGGTGGGTGGTCGAGGCCCCGCACGCCGTCCTCATCAATCCGGGCATCCCGATCCCGCCCGAAGTTTCGGCCATCCATCACATCATCGACGAGGATGTTTTTGGGGCGCCCATGCTTGATCTCGGAACGTCGCCAGTCCTGAACGATCCATCCGTTGATCTTTTCGCCGCCCACAATGCCCGTTTCGAACGCAGTTTCATCGTGGACGAGATGACCGGCGGCAAGCAGTGGATCTGCACCTACAAATGCGCCCTGCGCATCTGGAAGGACGCCCCCAGCCATTCCAACCAGGCGCTGCGCTACTCGCGAAAGCCGGAAGGCCTGGACCGCAGCATCGCCAGCGTCGCCCACCGTGCAGGGCCCGACGCCTATGTGACCGCCTTCCACCTGCGGGACATGCTGAACGGCGGCGCGCTGATCGAACACCTGGTGAAGCGCAGCAGCCAGCCAGCCCTGCTGATCCGCTGCCACATAGGCAAGGAACGCTGGAAGCTCTGGTCCGAAGTGGACAGCGGCTTCCTGCGCTGGATGCTCGACAAGGATTTCGACGAGGACGCGATGTTCACAGCCCGGTACTGGCTGGATGAACGCGCCCGCGCCGCCAACCCCACCACCAACGCCTGACCAACCACCAAGAGGGAACACCGACATGAACGCGCATGCCAAGATTTCTGCCGCCATAGGCGTCGCCACCCTGGCCCAGCTCAAGCCCGGCCAGGACTATCCAGACGGCAATATCAATGCCCGTCTCACCTACACCGACGCCGAGATTGACGAACTGGCCGCCAGCCTCATGCCCGAGCAGGACGGGCAGCTTCGCCCCTTCCTGGTCGCAACCCATCCCAAAAAGGCTGGCGTCTTCTATGTCTTCGGCGGTGGTCGGCGCCGGCTCGCTTATGAACGCTTGATCGGTGCCGGCAGGTTGCCGAAGGACCACCACATCGAAATCAAGGACCACGGCCAGATCCCGGTTGAGAAGGCCCTGTCTCTCTCCCTGGCCGATAATCAGGCGGTGCAGTTGCACCCCGCCGACCAGGCGGCGACATTCGCCCGGCTGGCGGCCGACACGCCCCCGGAGGACATCGCCAAGGCGCGCGGCATGACTCTCAAGGCGGTGAAGCAGGCCATCGCGCTCGGCTCCGCTCTGGCCCCGGAGGTCATCACCGCATGGCGGGATGGAAAGCTGACCCGCGAACTGGTCGAAGTCTTCACCATCGCATCGGATTTCGAAAGCCAGGTGAAGGCCCTGAATGACGGCCTGGCGAACGGCTTCATGCTCAAGGTCAACAAAATCCGCCGCTCGCTGATGCGGAACAAAGAACCGGAGATGAAGCGCCTGCTGGGCTTTGTCGGGGTCGAGTCCTACCGCGCCGCTGGGGGCGAGGTGACGGAAGACTTCTTTGGCGAGGGCGGCAACGTCAAGGACATGAAGCTGCTGGAGAAGCTGGCCAAGGACAAGATGGCGGGCTTTGCCACCCACCTGGAAGGTCAGGGCTGGTCCTGGGTGGAAACCCAGATGGCCCCGAACTTCATGCACCACGGCTATGGAAGGCTGAATGTCGCGCGCAAATGGACCGTCGAAGAAAAGTCCCGCCTGGCTGAAATCAAGGCGGCAACGAAGGCCAACGACAAGCTGCCCTGGAACCAACAGGACCACCTGCTGGAGCGGCGGCTGAGTGACGAGGAAAGCCGGATCGAAACGGCGTGTGACATGCGATCATTTACCGGCGAGCAGAAGGCCAAGTCCGGCGTGATTGCAATGCTCACCGCCGAGGGCGCCGTCAGCTACACCGGCGGCCTGGTCCGCAAGGTCGAGCCGAAAACGGCGGCGAAGAAGAAGTCTGGCGCCGTTTCCGTCCCGCGCGAACCCGAGCCGCCAAAGACCCCCGACATCAGCGGGACCGTCGAGCGTGACCTGGGGGATATCCAGGACAGCGTCCTTGCCGACTTGATCGCCGCCAAACCGAAGGATGCTTTCGCCTTGTTCTTGGTTGCCCTGGAGCATTGCGGGTGGAACAGCGCCATCGCCTGGGAAGACATCAACGATCACACCGACGATCTGATCCCTGGCAAGGACTTCGCCGCCGCTTTTGCCAACCTGCGGAAACTGCCGGTCGACAAGCTGGCCGGAAAGCTGGCGATCATGGTCGGCAAGGTCAGCAACGTGGCGGGCTATCTCAGCGGCAGCAAAGACGCGCAGGCCATCGTGGACCTGGTGGGCGAGAAGAACCTGCAGGCTGGCCTGGCCAAGCGGTTCGACCCGAAGCCCTATGTCGCCGGCGCCAGCAAGCAGCACCTTCTCGGCATCCTGGCCGAAGCTGCTGGTGAAGATCAGCGCAAAGCCCATGAGGGCGACGGCGAGGCCAAGCTGGCCCTGCCCGTCATCACGGCAATCAAGGCCACCGGCTGGCTCCCCCCGATGCTGCGGACGCGGGTCTATGCCGGTCCCAGCGCCAAGAAGCCCGCGAAGCTCGCCAAGGCCAAGGCCGCCAAGAAAAAGGCGCGGTGACATGAAATACCGCCAGAAGCTCACGCCCGAACAGGGCGATGAACTGATCCGCCTATTCGAGGATGAAGGCTGGACGGTGCTGCAACTGGTGGCGCGGTTTCCCCTTACGGAGTCGGCGGTGAATTATCGCCTTCTCCGGGCGGGGCTCGACCCCTGGCCGAAGGGCGGGGGCCAAGTGAAGCGGCGAGAGTGTGGCGGCTTCAGCCCCGAAGAAGACGCCCGGATGCTGGCGCTGGGCGCGGAAGGCAAGTCCCCATATCAGATTCACAAGATCATCGGCCGCCCGCGCACATCCGTCCTCATCCGCATCCTCACCCTCGAAGTGCGCGCCGAGAAGGCGCTGGAGGCCGCATGACATGCCAGCCCAACCTGCGCGAGCAGATCATCACCATCCTGGCCGAACAGGCCTGCCGGGACCGCAGCATCATCAAGCCGGAATACGACCTGGTGATGGACCTCGGCATGGATAGCCTCGACATCGTGGAAGCCGCCATGGCCTGCGAGGAAGCCTTTGGCGTCGTCCTGCTTGATGAGCAGGTGACAACGATCCTGACCGTCGAAGACCTGTTTAAGCTGGTGGAGAGCGCCCTTTGAAAGAACGCATTGCAATCCTGATCGACGGCCAGAACGTCCATGCAGCCCTGCGCTGCGATGGGATGGCAATCGACTATCTCGCCCTGGTGGCGGCGCTGACAGGTGATCGCTACCTGATCCGGCCCTATTTCTTCTCGATCGACATTGTCGGCCAGGACGAATATCGGCCGCTTCGGCAGATGCTCGACTTCCTCGACTATCACGGCTTCGAGGTGGTGACGAAGGAGTTGCAGGATCGAGGGGGCGATAGCCGCTTCGGAAATTGCAGCCTGGCGGTGGATCTGGCGTCCGCTGCCTTCGATATAGCCGATAGCGTGCAGCACCTCATCCTCTGCACGGGCGATGAGCAATTTCTTCCATTGGTGCAGACCCTACAGCGCCACGGCAAGCGCGTGACTATCGCAACCGTAAAGGTTCGCTGTGCTGACGCCCTTCGCCGGCAGGCCGATCACTTCTTCGACCTGGAACCCATCAAGGCTAGGCTTTTGCGCCCCGCCAAGGCCCCGAGGGAGGCCCAGCCCGCATGACCACGATCCTTGGCGTTAAGGGCTGGTCCCTCAGCGAATACGCCATCTCGGCTAATGCCATTCTCGGCATACGCGATTCCGGCAAGACTTACACCGCCACCGAAGCAGCGGAAGAACTGTACGACGCGAGCGTGCCATTCATCGCCCTGGACCCTATTGGGGTCTGGCACAGCCTTCGTATTCCAGGACGGGGTAAGGGCTATCCGGTGGTGGTGGCCGGCGGGAAGCATGGCGACTTGCCTCTGACCATCAAGAACGCGGGAGCAATCGTCAGGGCCGCGATGGAGGCAGGGGTCAGCCTGGTGCTGGACCTGTTCAGCATCGAGATGTCGAAAGCCGACTGGCGCCGCATCGTGCGCGAGACGGTGGAAATTCTCTTGCATGAGAACGCCGATCACGGCCTGCGCCACATCTTCATCGAGGAAGCGGCCGAGTTTGTCCCCCAGCGGCCGCAGGACATGCTGGTGTTCTCGGCGGTGGAAAAGCTGGTCCGCATGGGCGGCAATTCCAAGCTCGGCTGTACCCTCATCAACCAGCGCAGCGCCGACCTCAACAAGTCAGTCCTGGAGCTTTGCGCGAACGTCTTCGTCCACCGCCAAAAGGGCAAGAACACGATCCTGGACCTGAAGAAGTGGATCTCGCTGCTGGACCTGTCGGAAGGCGAAGAAAAGAAAATCGCCGAGAGCCTCCCCAGCCTGAAATCCGGCGAGTGCTGGGCCTTCATCAATGACCTGACGAAGCCGGTCCATCTGCAGGTGCCGGCCAAGAACAGCCAGCACCCGGACAGGCGGGCCGCGGCGGTACCAGGAGCCGAGAAGCGCAAGCCGGTGGCGGCGGGGGCCTTCGTGGCGCAGATGACCGCCAAGCTGGCCGAGAAGGACAAGCCCAAGGCGGCGCCGCAAACCTCCCAGCCGGTCGCAAAAGCTATCACCCCCGACAATAAGGCCCAGGAAAAGGCACTGGCGGCGGCGCGCGCGGAAGGCGCCAATGCCGTTCGCGACACCATCCCCGCCATGCTGGACGCCCAGCACCAGGCCAGCTTCAGGGCTGGGTTTGAGTTTCTGGCGGCGCGGCGCGCGGTGTTCGAACCTGCCCTTGTTCCGGCTCGGAAGCCAATCCCTGGGCAGAAAATGCGGGCGGTCAACGTCGGGTCGAGCCGCCATATCCCGGCGCCAGCGCCCGCCGGAGCCATCCCGCCGCGCCCCGCGAACCCCCGGCAGGCGTCGGCAGGCAGCGCAGACGGTCTTCCCCAGCCCCAACGGCGCGTCCTGGCCTCGATCGGATTCTGGGCCAGCGTCGGGACGGACGAGCCCAGCCGCGCACAGGTGGCAGGCGTTGCGGGTTACAGCCCATCGTCGGGAGGTTTCAACAATCTCCTGGGCCAGCTCAATACGGCGGGCCTCATCACCATCCCCAAGCCGGGACATGTCGCCCTGGCGGAAGGCGCACCCTATGACGCCCTGAACCAGAACGAGGCCAAGGGCAAGGTGATGTCCGTCCTGTCGGTACCGCAGCAGAAACTGGCTGTGGCGGTGCTGCTGGAGGACGGCCCCATGAGCAGGGACGATCTCGCCGCCGCCACTGACTATTCCCCCACCAGTGGCGGCTTCAACAACCTGATCGGCGCGCTCTGCACCCTGACGGTGTTCGAGAAGCCGTCGCCGGGCATGGTGAGCCTGTCGGCCTGGGCCCGCGAGGTGCTGGCAGCATGACCACCCTGGCTGAAGCGCAGCAAGCCCCCACCCTGCTCGAACAGAACTGCTTCGCCCTGCGCGGGCTTCTGCAAATGGACGAGACGCGCGCCTCCGATGAGGACAAGGCCCTGGTGGCAAAAATCCTCGCCGCCACCACATCCGGCGAATTCATGAAGCTGGTCGGCACCAAGGCCGCGAACAGCCTCTTCACCAGGGGCGTCATCTATTTTGGGAGGTTGCCGTGACCGTCACCGTCGCCGATCAAATCCGCTGCGTCCGGCGCGAGATCGCAATGCGCCAGAACGTCTATCCCAAATGGGTGGCGTCGGGCCGGATGAAACAGGAAGACGCCGACAAGGAACTGGCGGCGATGCAGGCCGTCCATGACAGCCTGCGCGCCAACTGGGTGGACATCACCCTGGCGCCAGTCCCCCAAGACGGGAAGATGTACCGAACGCGTAGCAAAAATGATCGCGGCTTCGTCTGGTGGATTCCTACTCGCCACGCCTATGGCTGGGCGGCTGAAGGCGACGAGCTCGCGGCCGACAACATCACCCATTGGGCCAAGTTCGACGGGGGCGACCAACCATGAGGTCACAGAAAGGTCCCGCCGCAAGCCTCGACCAGGGCGAGCCCCACACCGCTATTGAAAGACGCGAGTTTCGACGCCGGCGGGCTCATGCAGCACCTCATCGCCATTCGCGCGAGCGCGATGAGGTCGAGGCGATGCGCGAACCTGTCCGCGAAATCATTGCCAGGATCATGACGGCCGACGACATGACGGCGATCACCAAGGCACAGTTGATTGCGCCATGCCGCCGCCCTTCCTTCCGCAAACCTTCCAACCGATAGCGAGCGATCACCACCATGACCAAATGGCCGACATTCAAAGACGTTAACTGGAAGCGCCAGCCGGAAGCGGACCGCCGCATATCGCGCGGTGACGCCTTCGCGGGTGACGCATGGGTGAACGACGCGGGCGAGGTTCGCTACTGCGTCGTCGGGCACGCGCCCTGCCATCCTATGTTTGACGCCAGAACAGTCACAGCAGCCTGAGGAGCCGTTTCATGGACACCTATCACACGATCAAAAACCACGGCCCCGCCGAATTGGAGGTCAAGGTGCGCGGCTATGACAAGCTCGCAGTTTTGAAGGCCGGTGAAAAACTGTCCTGCTACCCCACGCGCATCCGCATCGTCGGCAAAGGCAACAGTCATTTTGAGTGCCGCGAAGGCATAGAGGAATAGGAGCGTCATGCCGAACCTTAACCGACACGAATGGGCGAGCCTGGCGGCGGTGCAACAGCGCCGTGCCGATCTTGGCAGGTGCAGCGAAGCGCACCGGCAGAACCTCATCACGTTGGGGATGCAAGACCCGCCCCTGGTCGAGGTCGATGGCCCGCTGTGTTTTATTAACGAAGCGGGCAAAGCGGCGCTAGCCGCGCGTGGCGGGGGTCGATAGTGCGCCACGCAAAGAACTTCGCTGACTGCCCCCACAAGGATGCGATCCAGCATTGCCCGCTGTATGTCGCCGGGCATGTGCCGAACCTACTGACTTGCTTCACCGGCGAGCTGGAAAGCGACTACGGCATCCACTGTGCGGTCGAGCGCGGGGAGATGGATTTCCGCCATGCTGTCGAAACGGTCAGAGCTTCGCACCCGATGCTGGTGGCCCAATGCGAGTTCGGCAAGATGACGGCTGACGCCTTGTCGCAGCACAACCGCAACATGCGCCTTAACGGCGTTCACTGACGAGGAGCATCTGGTGCAGCACCAATTCGATTTCGGCCAGAAGGTGATCGCGGACGGAGACGCGAGCAACAAAATGGTCGTGGTGGGCGCGCTCTATCGGGCCGAAGGCGCGGCGGAATTTCAGTGCGCCTATTGGTGCAACGGCGAGCACAAGGAAGTTTGGATACCGGCATGGCGGCTGTCAGTTGCCCCGGAATTTTGAGAGGAAATCATGAATCTGCAATTCACACTTCATAACCCGGCCAGCGAGATTGTAGCGGCGTCTCTGGCCTTGATGCTGTTTATCGCGGGGTATGTCTTGGGCCGCTATCACGGCGCGGACAAGGTGTTGCGCGACCAGCACAACGCCAGGGTTCCGAAATATCCCCGTCAACCTTCTGATGCGTCCTGAAGGGCTTCACAGAATGGAACGGCGGTGAAAACCCCGTCCCCGAAACCACCAATTAGAGACGAGCCCTATGCCTAACCCAAATCCCAACCCGGCGCGCGCGTATGACCTTACGGACGGCGCAGAACATCAACGCCTATTCCGCGAACTGCGCGGATATCTCAATACCTGCGTTCAAGATCACCACGGCACCGACTTTGCGGGCCGAATGCACGCCGCCGATGCGCTCAAGGAAATCTTACGCCTTGGCTACACGCTGAAATTCTGAGGAGCGTTCATGAGCAGTGAAGCCATAGCCGACTTGAAGCGCCCTTGGAAAAACCGGGTGCGCGAGGACCGCAATGTTACTGGCGCGCTAGAATTGGCCTACTTGCGCGGAAGACATGCCGGGCGCTGTGATATGCGGGATGAAATTATCCGCGTCATGCGGAAGTGGTTTTTCACTAATGCTGATGTGCGGGATTGTGTCAAAGAAATCCGTGCCTTGCCTGACCAATAAGGAGCCCATGTCCCCCATCGCAGGCGAAACGGTTGAGACGGCGGCGGTCAGCGTTAAGGGTGTCGTTTACACCCTGCCGCGCCCCGCGCGTCACTGTGACGTTATGCGCCACATTTGGGAGACGGTGAGCAAGGACATTTTCGTCGGACCCGACGCGCAAGGTTTTGTCACGAGCCGGGGGCGGTTTGTAAATCGCCGGAAGGCGCTGCGCGTTGTGAAGGCTGCTGGACAACCGCAGATCGACCACCCGGCACTCAATGTCGGCAATCAGCTTTTCAGCGAAGACCTTTGGTAGGAATGGAGCAATTTCGATGAACAGCGCCGAAGCAGAAAAGATTAAGGCCCGCTACGTCATCCCCATCCATGAGGATGAGCTGGCCTGCCGGATCATGGAAGCGCAGATGCATGTCGAGGATCCGACGATCACGCGCCCGGATGGTTACACCCCGGCGCAATGCCTGGCGATCAGCGACCCGGTTGCGGCGGAGATGGCCCGCCAAGCCGCGAAGGCTGCGATAGCATATTGGGCGGAGTGCATCAGCGCCGCCAACAGAATCAATTAGTGGAGGCCCAAGAATGGGAAAGAAATGGCTTATCAAAAAGTGCCCGTTCTGTGGCAGCACTCCGCGCATGGTGAAATGGCACGGCGGCGGTCCCGCCAAGGTCGCAATCCTGTGCCGCGATAATAGCTGCCATGTCTCCCCGATGGTGACGGGCCACCAGCCGCACGTCGCCGCTGAGCGGTGGAATGAACGCAACAGCAGCCGGAAGATGGACCTGCTGTCCGTCAACCTCCACCTAGAAGACTGAGGAGCCATGACAATGCAGGCAAAGAACAGAGGATTGATCCCGACGCAGGCCATCGAGTCGGCGCGCAGGAAAACCAAACGCCGCGTTGCGTCCGTCATCATCCGCGCAATGGCGGAAGAAGACATGGGGTTTGATGAAATAGCCAACAGGCTGAATGAGCCGACCGAGACTGTCCGCAAGTGGCTTTACGATCTTGTCGAAGGAACCGGCAACGACATGAACCAAGTTTCGGACCTTGCGCTGGCGATGGACCTGAAGATTGAGTTCGGAGCGCGCAAGATCGAATGGGCGATGCCCCCCGTCACCGAAACCACCAGCGAATAGCGAGCCGACACGGTGAAGCTGAGACACAAAATCGGGGCCGAAGTGGCGCAAGTGCTGGTGGGCGGATTTATCGGCCTTGTGCTGGCGTGGCGCTGCCTTCGCGGCAAACGGAAAATCTAGTGGAGCGCCAAGATGGAACAGATTGACCACCGCGCGGACTGCCAGCTTATCACGGTGGAGACCTATGGCCTCTGCACCTGCGACTTCGACGCGCGGAAGCGCCAGCAGGACCGTGATCGCATCCGGGACGAAGACCTGGCGCGCATGGACGCCATCAAGACCGAGCATGGCGAGGATCATCGCTTGTTCTGGCTGGCGATGGAGTTCGCCACCCTGCGGCTTGCGGCCTTCGACCTTCGCCATCCACCCATTCGAGCATAGGAGCCGCAGCGGTGATGCCCGACATTGCCTTCACCACTCCGGACGGCCTGACCGGCTTCGCGCGCGTTGGCAATCGGCCGCGCGTGCGCTGCTCGAACAAGCCTTGCGTTCGGTGGGCGCCTCTGCGCTGCGATTTCCCGACGCCGACGCGCAAGAGCGGCACCTGCGACAAGCCGCTGTGCAAGCAATGCGCCGTCAGCGTTGGCGAAGACCTGGACCATTGCCCCAGTCATCCGCGCGGCACGCCCCCAGGCCCGGCCCAAGGGGCGCTGCCAATATGATGGCGCTCGATCGCTGCGCCGGCTGCGGCGTCCCCACCGCCTGCATCGATCACCCCTTCTTCGAGGGTGTGGCGCCGTTCAGCCGCACCAGAGGCGAACGCCCAGCCCGCGAATGGACTATCCGCGCCCCGCTCTATTTCCGGTCCAACGCCGACAACACAGCCGCCATCGAGGGTTACTGCGGCCCGAAATGCGCCCTGGCCAGGATGGGGACATGAGCCGCCGCCCTGCCCGCTTCACCCAGGCCGATATCCGCCGCGCCATCGCCGCCGCCGCCAAGGCGGGGGCGGAAATGTCTGTGGACATCCTGCCGGACGGCACCATCCGCCTGACACCGGCTGGGGTGCATCCGCACGGGAAAACCCCTGAGCAGCTTGGCCCGCGCAGGAGAATCGACCTTTGATCCGGCCAATGCCCCGTCCCCGGCCTCCCCACCTCCAGCGCCAGCGCACCCAGCACGGAAAGCTGGTCTGGTATTTCCGCAAGGGGAAGGGCGCGCGCACCCGCATAACCGCCGAATTCGGCACCCCCGAGTTCGAGGCCCAGTATCAGGCCGCCCTGGCTGGAGCCCCGCTGAAGCATCCGACGCGCTCCAAGCCTTCATCCGGCTCTCTGACATGGCTGTGGGATCGGTTCCGCGAGACCGGCGCCTGGACCGGCCTGAAGCGCAGCACCCGCCGCCAGCGCGAGAACATCATGGCCAAGGTGATCGCCAAGAGCGGGAGTGTGGCTGTCGCCGACATACGCCCGGACGACATTGTGGGCGGTCGCGACAACCGATCCGCCACACCATCACAGGCTAAGGGCTTTCTTGTCATCATGCGCGCGGTCTATCGCTGGGCAGTTGTGGCCGGGCATGTGAAGACGGACCCCACCATCGGCATCAAAGCCTTCCCCAAGAAGAAGACGCAGGGCTTTCCGATCTGGACCGAGGACGAGGTGGACCGCTACCAGGTGAAATGGCCCATCGGCACCAGGCAACGAGTGTGGCTCGACGTCCTGCTTTATACCGGCCTGCGCCGCGGCGACTTGGTGACCATCGGCCGCCAGCATGTCCGCGATGGCGTCGCCACCTTGCAGACAGAGAAGGGTCAAGGGCTGATGACCGTCTCGCTCCCAATTCTGCCCATACTAGCGGCGACCTTGGCGGCCGGCCCGACCGCCGATCTCGCTTTCATCTGCGGCGTCCGGGGCGCGCCC